CCCCCGGCAGGCCGCGACGAAGGCTGCGGCTGGATCGGCGGGCATGGCGGCCGGCGACTCGGCGTCGGCCATCGACCTCAGCTCCCGGGCCCATACCCGGCCCAACCCGCGGCGGCCGGCCTCGTCCTCGGTCACCTGCGAGCCCACCCACCCGGCGGCGGCCGCGACGGCCGCCGCTTCGGAGGGCGCCAGGTGCCCGGCGCGGGTCGCCTCCACGAGGACATTGGTGAGGCGGTTCGCCAGTTTCATCTCACACTTTCCTGCGTCTCTACGTTCATCTCGGTTGCTCCTCCTCGGCCAGTGCTCGGAGCGCGGCGGAGATTTCATCCCCGGCTCGACGGCCATCCCCCTTCCCCCACACGAACCTTCCTGCGTGGTTGTTCAGGGCAATCTCGGCCGCTTCCAGCCAGACCGCCCGGCGCTCCGCGGCGAGGAGGGCGGCGAGTTCGCGCTGCATCATCCCGGAGGGGTAGTGCAGGTCCAAGTGCCAGCGGGCGGCGAACGCCTCGGCCTCCGGGGAGAGGGCAGGTTTCGGGTCAGCCATCAGGGCTTTCCTCCCCGCGCGATCCGGGCCGCGCGAGTCACGCTGTGGATGCAGCCGGCACCCAGTGCGCAGTAGAGGCACCCGGGCGCGAGGTCGGGGAATTCGGTGCGGATCTCGGCCTCGCTGGCCTCCCGGCCGTCGAGCGTCCAGCCGGACCGGCGGCCGAGGTATTCCAACCGCACCCGCCCGCCGGTTCGCCGCTCCGGGAGCGAGAGGTGGATGAGGCTCTCGTTGCCGCTGTCGATCAGGGTATCTCGAGGGTTCATTATCGCCTCCTTAGTCCCTTGCCCCTGGACTTCATGCTGAGGTTGATGCGATCGAGGCGGGTCAACCCCGCGGCCTCCGCGAAGGGGCTCCCCTCGAGGGCGGCCACCACGCGGTCCCTAACGGAGGGTGCCGCGGGCTCACGGTTGAGGAGAGCCTCGACCTCAGCCCACTCCTCGGCGGCGGTCGTCCGGCGGACCGGCTCGTCGCGGCTCGTCACATAGGCGGTCGGCTCAGTCGCCGGCTCCGGGCACTCGGGCCAGTGGGCCGCGTAGCCGGGGGCGTAAATGATGGTGTCGCCCACCGCGTAGCGGCCGCGGCACTCGCGGCACTCGCCGGCGTACCGGCAGCCGTCGAGCACTTTGGCGTCGATCGGCAGAAACTCGTAGTTCACTTCGGTCTCCGCGCTCCGCTCTACGGACCCGCCTATCGCGGGCCCTCTGAAGCGCTCCGTGGTAATTATACGCCGCCTGGCTCCTCCTGTAAACCTTATTCCCGAGTTTTTTCTGCGGGTTCCCCGCGGGTGGCGGCCGGGGTTTCGAGGGCCATCGTGAGCTCCCACCAAATGTTGAAGAGCATATGTGCGGCGGGCGACCCGCGGTCCAGGCCTCTCCAGGTTTCACCGTGCCAGTCCCTGTCGGCGCCTGGCGGGAGGGGGCGGAGGCGGGTCAGGATGGTCGGGCGGGCCACCGCCACGGCCGCGAGGGCGACCACATCCAGGCCACCCCAGGTCCAGTTGGCCTCAAGTGCCAGGCGGGCCGCCTCAGGTGCGGTGGCGCCGGTCTCGGCGGCTACCCGCCGGGCGCCCTCGACCAGGCCCTCGAATATGCAGTCGCCCAGCGAAATGCTAGGGCCGGGGTTGGTCCCGTTGCTATTCATCACTGGCCATCCATTGTCGCAATAGTTGGCGAAGGGCGGGCGTGGGGCGGTAGCCATCTCTCCCGTTACGCTGGACGAGTCTTATAGCCCGGTTAGCCTGAAGGGACTGGATCGCCTCCTGAGAGGCCAGGGACAGGGCGGCGGACGGAACCATCGCCGCCAGGTTGCGGATGGTAAGCAAGTCGGCCCGCATGACCTCCTCCGCTAACCGGCGGCCATGCGGCGCCGCCAGCTCGGTGAATATCCTCAGGACCGTCTCAGGGTCCACCAGGGACCGGTCTTCGGCCGCCCGCTGAGAGTAGGCGTTATACCCCATGGCTGGCTTGTCGTAGCCCCACTCCAACAGCCTGCGGGCCGCCTCGACGTGCTCTGCCCCGGCCTCGAGGATGTTTGGGTCGCCGGGGGCATGGGCAAAGGTAGCGGCGGCCATGGATATGGCCAGCTTGGCGATTCGTGTCCGCTGGTCAGCTGGCTCGACCAGTGGCACCGAGCGGTCGTACTTCTCGGCCATCGCCATCGCGGCCGTGGTGACGGCTGCCGCACCCTCTGGGGTGAACCGGGCCTGGTGGGGCTGCCTGGAATATGCCCAGCGTAGGAGTGCCCTGGCGCCTTCCTGGGGGTAGACCGGGGTGGCGGGAGCGACGACGGCCGCGACCACTTCTATGGGGACGTCCGTCATAGCCACGGCAACGGCCATATCGAACCTGGCGATGTCCTCGGGCTGCGGTATCAGCCGCTGTATCATTTCCACACCGGTGAGGCCGGCTTCCGACATGAGTTCCCCCAGGCCGGGATTGGCCAGCCAGATGGCCCGGACCCTGGCGCGGAACACGGCCGAGGCCGCTTTGCTGATGCGGACCACCCCCTCGGATCGGGTGGAGGACAGCGCTTCGATCAGGTTGCGGGTGCCTGTCCGCTCGGTATGGAACTCGTCGAAGCAGACCACGCGGCCGTCCTGTTGTGGGAGGATGCCGGCGACGACATAACGCTCGCCAGTTTGTGGCGACTGCACGACGGAGCCGAGCACCCCGGCGACGGACTGCATTTTGCAGTCGATGTGTGCACCCACCCCGTACCACTCTGCCAGGCGCCGGAAAGCGACGGACTTGCCGCAGCGGGTGTCGCCGATGACCAGGCATTCGACCCAGCCACGCTCTACCGGCTCACCGCCGAGGTCGAAGGCGAGGAGAGAGTGCCACACCGCCAGATAGGCGGCGTGTAGGTCAGGGCGGCCCCGGATGAGGGTGACCGATGCCGCCAGGTCCTCGGCCACATGCATGATTTTGGATAAGACGTCCTGCCCGGGCGAGGGGCGGTAGGCGGCCAGGAGGTGGAGGTGGTCAGCCGGGTCGAACTCGTCCCACTCCGTGGCGATCGGGTCGGCGTGGTTGACGATGAACACAGCCGCTTGGGACTTGGGGGTGGGCCACGGATAACCCACCATCTGGTAGTCCCGCGCCTCCTCAACCCTAATGCCCGGCGGCAGTACCAGGTAAGCTTCGCGCCGGTGACGTTCGGCTTGCCCAGCGTCCGTGGTTCCGACGGTCAGCGACTCGTTGATGATGACCGGCTCGACGTCGACAGTACCAAGGATCGTCATATTAGGGTCTGGGCATTGCTGGGGGATATGCTGATCCCGCTTGGCCTGGTCGAGTTGTTCCCTGTCCGAGACCTGCACTAACCCGAGGGTGCCGCGGGAGCGTGGATCATGGACGAACTCGCCGGCGCCATGAAACTCGTTCCGCATTGGGCAGCGGGCGCAATAGGTGTGTCCCGTTGCCGGGCATGTCAGCCGGTAGCGGACCGGCAGCATGTATCGTTGCTCGGAGCGGGCGGTTACCCGCGCTGGGAACGACACACGGCGACCGAGGTTGGCCGATGATAGAGCATCGACGAATGTGGTATCTATAGCCTCCATGTCCAGGTCGGAGTGTGCCGCCAGGACGGGCACGGCGTCCCGTATCAGCTCGGCTATGGCCCTGGTGGCGTCCTCGCGTGAGGACCCGGACGACAGCAGCCATGCGACGAAGTCGGACACGTCGCCGTTGTCGGGCGCTCCATCCCAGCGCGGGAGGTTTATCCACGAAACCTCAGAGGCGCCCGAACCGGCCAGGGTCTCGGCGGCGGCCCGCATTGCCTGGTCGCCGACTTCGTCCAGGTCGGGCAGGCAATAGACCCGCCGGCCGCGCCACCACATGCCCTCCGGCAAGATGGCGGAGGCGCCCATGTGGCCGGACACGCCGGGGAAGCCGAGGCTGCGGAGGGTGAGGGCGTCCGGCTCGCCCTCCACCAGGATCAGGACGTCGTCGAGCCAGGCCTGGTGCGGCCACGGCGTGTTCGCCGCCGCGCCCTCGATATACCACAGGAACTTGGGTTGTCCGCCGGGCATGTAGAGCCGGCAGTTGAGCACCCGGCCGCGGCGGTCCTGGACGGGAAATACAAGCCGGTTGGAGTCCTGGTCGTAGCCGACGTTGAGGTCCCGAAGCGTGGCGGCTGTCCACGGCTTGCGGGCCTGGACTTGGAGTAGGGCGGCGGGATGCTGAAGGGCGTCGCGGCACTGGACGAGCCAATGCGGGTCGACCGGTACGGCCAGGCCGACCTCCTCGAGGATGGTCTGCTCGGCCTCGCGGTAGTCCGGTATGACGTGCCCGGTGTCGTCGAATTCGGTGGCGTCCACCAGTGCGCGGAACATGACGTAGTTGCCGCTGCGGCCGCTGGAAAAGCAGCTCCAGGCGCCGGTGACCGTGTTGACGCTGAAGGAGGGGTGTGTGTCGTGTGTGTCGGGGAAGGGCGACCGCCCGTGCCGCTCGCCCTGTTGGTTGGGCTGGGCTAGCCCGTCGATGTGCCGCTCGTAGAGGCTATCCCACCCCACACGCTCCAGCGCGTTTCGCAACTGTTGATTCATGGCCCCTCCCCAGACAAAAAAGTAGGGGTAGGGACCGGTGGGTCCCTACCCCGTAGACCGTCGACCCTAGGTGGTCGGCTGCGGCCAGTCGGGCTGAGTAGGTGTCTCAGCGGGGGTGGGCTGGGTGAGCTGGGCGGGCGGGGCGACCCACGTCGGGGCGCCGGTCGTGGTCGGGGCAGGAGTCGGGGCGGCGACATCCAGGCCGGGGGTCTCCCAGGCTTCTTCGTAACCGCCGGCGATCTTGTTCTTGGTCCGGCCCTGGTAGTTGTCGTGGAACACGGTCGCCCGCACCACGTTGCCCTGGAGGTCGGCATAGGAGCGACCAGTGAAGCGGCCGTTCTCGAGGAGCCCGCACGCTGCGAGGACGGACTTGACCTTCCACAGCGACGTCGGCTCGAACGAGCACTGGTCCCATACCTTCACGCCCTCATAGCCCTGCGGGAAGGTCGACACCATCTCCAGCACGATCATTTGGGACCGTGCTCCGGTCTTGGCCTGCTGAAGCTGGACATTCTTGATCTCGAACTCGCACTGCACGTCCGTCGGCAGGAGGATCGTCCTGCCGGCATCCGGCACCGCGTTGAAGTCGATACTCCCTAGCGGGTTGCCAGCCCCTTGCGCCGGCCCGGGGGCGGCGCCGCCCATGAGAGCGGCCATCTGGCCGCCGAGCGCGTTGGCGACGGGCGGCGGTGGGGTCGGGGCGGTCGTGCTAGCCGGAGGCGGGCTCCAGGTTTGCCCGCCCTGTGTCGGCGCGACTGAGGTCTCTCTCTTAGCCATTCTTGTCCTCCGTTGTAGCGATCATTTCCATCTTTGCCCGCACCTTAGCGAGCATCCCATCGAGGACGGGCTGCTCCCACATGTCCAGGGCCGAGAACCGGTCCTTTGTGTGAGACCATCCGTCCGGCTGCGTCAGGATCGCCCTGACGACGGCTGTCTTGGGTCCGTCGGGAGTGGCGGTTTGCACCGCCCGAGCCACATACCGCCCGACAACGTCGAAGTGCTTGCCGTACTCCGTCTTGAACGCACCCAGGAACGCCGGTCGGTACATCAGTCGCTTTTCCACCTCGTCCTCGCGCTCCATCTGGTGCGCCAGGTAGATGACGTGCTTACCGAGCTCGCGGAACGATGTGGTAAGCGCCTCCATCATGCCCAGGGCTATGCCCCAGATACGCTGGTCGGGTACGGGCTCGCGCCCCTGCGCCGTCAGGTGCCGCACCACGATCGCCTGGAGCTCGGTCGCCGTGTCGACCACCACCAGGTCGTACGGCCCGTTTCGCGCCATCTCATACCCCGCCAGGATGTCCTCGTATGACGACACCTCGGCGACCGTTACCAGGTCCCGCCTGGTTGGCGGGGCGCCGGTGGCCTCGTCGCCCAGGAAGCAGTTCGCCGACACCGGGCCCCTGTCGACGTCCAGCAGCAGGGTCCTCAGGGACTGGCTGCCGCACGCCCACACCGTCTTGCCCACACCCGTGGGCCCGTACACTATCGCCGCGAACCGCGGCGACGTAGCCTTGGATAGCGGGTAAACCCGCAACTCCCCCTCCTCTTCTGTCCGGGCTGGAAGGACCCAGCCCGAGCCCCCTTGGGTAGGGGCGCCTCCTTATTATGGCGCACGGGGGGTGAGGGCGTAACTTTATTTTCCCGCTTTCTCAGCGGGGGTATCGCGGGCGGATCAGAGGATCCGCGGAGAGGCCCGCTGGGCGAAATTCTCCTTGCGGGCGGTGGCTTCAAGGACGTCCGCGTCGATCGTACCCGGCATCACAAGGTCCCAATAGACGACCGGCTCGTCGCGGCCCTGCCTGTGCGAGCGGTCCTCCGACTGCGACCGCTGGACGTGCGACCACGTGTGAGAGACTCGCACGTGCTCGTCGGCAGCCTGCATGTTGTGGCCATAGGCCATCTTTTCCCACTGGCAGATGAACGCCCGCACCCCGTCCGGGTCGCGCGAGTTGAACGACTCTTTGGCCGCGGCGAGGTCGTCGGGAGTGGCTCGGCCGTCAGCCACGAACACGGACATGTGTGGCCGGAGGGTGGCTGCGATCAGGTCGAGCTCGGCCCGCTCGTTCGCCCACAGCATTACGCGAGTAGTCGGGTTTCCGTCCCATACATCAGCCGCACGCTGGGCGATCCACAGGTACTTGGGCCCGCCCCACGGTTCTTTTGTCCACGTGTAGGCTGGGGAGTCGGGGGCGATGGGGGTGGCCACGGGCAAGAGCCCGCCGGCTAGCTGGCGGCGCCGGATCAGGGCCACTCGTTCGTCGTTCAGTGACAAGACGGCGCCCAGCGCGGCCTCACCTTCCTCCTGTATCCGCCGGTCGAGGTTGGTGACCCAGGCAGGGGCAGGGAGGATGGCTCGGCGGTGGACCTTCGGTGGGAGAGTGAGGCAGGCGCCTTTCGTCGCCCTCCACCAGTACGGCTCGATGACGGCCATCAGCCCGCCCGGGTCCAACATGCCGACGGGACGTTGGATTGTCCGACGCCCGCGGTCGACCGGGACGGGCACGGTCCTGGCGTAGCGGGCGGCGAACCGCATAGCGGCCCTGGTCCGGGTCTCGTCCCACCCCTGCCAGGATGGATCGAGGAACCGCAACTGCGCCCACAGGTCGCCGACATGGTTACCGACAGGGGTGCCGGTGAGGGCCAGGACATGGGCGGCGCCGTCGGCCGCCGCGGCGGCGGCCCGTGACACGGCGGTGCCTGGCGTTTTGATCTTCCACGACTCGTCGAATACCACGGCGTCAGGGGCAAAGGTCGCGACGGCCTCAGGAATGCGGCGTAGGGCCTCACAGTTGAGCACGGCGGCCACCGGGCGGGGGTGGTTGGCGAGAGCGGCGAGGGCGGCCCCCTTGTCGGCGGACCCGGCTGCATCGATAGAGACGCAGTCTATCCATCCCGCGGCGATCGTGGCCCGGTGCTCGGCCACCCACTCTCCGACCAGTGACTTTGGGCAGAGGATGAGGGTGCGGTGCGGGGACCAAACATGCAGCAGCACCCAGGCCGCGGCCGTCTTGCCCGTGCCTTGCTCCGACGCATTGATGACCCCGCGGCGTGGGGCGGCCCATGCCACGAATTCCTCCTGGTGCGGCAGCAGCGGGCGGGCCAGGCGAGGGCCGTGGGCGGCAAGCCACGCCCTGAACTGGGCCGTGTCCGTCGCCATGACCGCTGCGCGGGCCCCTACGTAGCCCCTACTGGTAGCCGTTGGGGCCCCTACTGCGTCGGCCGCCATAAATGAGGCCCTGGTGGGGGGTAGGCGGACCCAGGCGCCAGGCCCTCGGCCGTACACCTCGGCGCCGGGGCAGGCCGCAAGGTCCGCCAGGGTGTTCGGCGGCCCGCCCCTGGCGCAGGGGTTCCCAGCCTCATCGATGGCCAGCTCATAGGGCAGCGGGGTCACAGTTGGGTCCGCTTTAGTCGCTCGGCCTCACGGGCGGCGGCCTCAGCCTGGTCGTCGTCCGGGGTCCGGACCCGGCGAGCCCGTGGGGTATAGTCGAACCGGCCCGAAGCTACCCAGCGGCGGAATTCCTCGGCGGCCACGATCCACACTTTTCCCACTTTGCGGCCGCACAGCCCGGACGCCGGGTCCCGTACAGCGTCGATCACCTGGTAGGCCGGTACCCCCAGCGCGAGCCCCAACTGATGTGCAGTGTAATAGGCATAGTCGCCGATAACGATTGTCGGCTTCGGCAACATGTCCTCGGTTATCATCTCGTCACCTCCTTCCCGTTGTGTTTTGCCAGACCCAGTCCGCCCACTGGAGGAAGGCGGGTGTGGCCGCCATCGCCACCAGGACCGCGACCCCGAACAAGACCCAGGCGCACAGGAAGATGGTCCAATGCTCCCGCGTCTTTTTGCGGTATTCCGTTGCCAGCAGCACGGCTTCGGCGCGGAGTTCGGCCTCCCGTTTGTCGAGTTCGGCCTCACGCTGGGCAAGCTCGTCCTGCTTCCTTAGTAGGTGCCGCGGCCACGAGCCCTGGAGGTTGTCCGCGGCTTCATCTATCCTCTGCCTTACCATAGTCTACTCCTATTATATCGTCAACCGGCACTGAGCGCCCAGCGCCGAAGTGGACGTACCAGACGACATGTTTGGTTGGGTCCGTCAAGGCGCCGGTCAAGGCGGTTACCTGGCGAATAGACCCGTCCGCCAGCCTCACTGTCGTCCCAGGCCAGAACGGCGGTATCCGTGTTACGAGCTGAGCGTAGTCCGGCTCGCCATACTTGGGGCGCCGCTTTCGTCGCCTTATTGCCACCGGCCCTCCCGCCTGGCGGCGTCGACAGCCGCCTGGAATTCGGCCTCGTCACGGGGCGGCGGCAGAATGGCGACCTTGCCGCCGCGGACGGCGTCCGCCACCGCCGCCCTGGCGTCGCGGCTATGCTTTGCCAGGACAAGATTGCCCAGGTGTTGGCAGTCAGGATGGTCGACCCGGTATCGCGTCACGGCGTAGGACTCCTCTTCCATCCGACGCTGGGCGTCAGTTGGTGTGGTCGCGATCCATAGGCCTGCCATGCACGCTCCACACCACAGCACCAGATGGGGCGGGCCTTCCTGCGTCCACCCGAGGTGGAACTGGGTCAGCTCGGCCCACGCCCTGGTCTCTGGCGCCAGTCGCGGCAGGAGGACCCGCCAGAACTCCCCTCTATTCAATGTAGAGCCCTACGGGCCTCTCCCCGACCGCAAGGCCGTTCGGCAGTTCGCCGTAGGCGTCCACGACGGCCGCCTTGGCGGCGGTCTGCGACAGCTCGAGGTCCTCGAGGTTGACGCCCAGCGCCGTCAGGATTTCGTGGTCGTCGGGCTCGCCGCCGAGCGCCTTGAGCACGGCATAGCCGGCCAGCAAGTCCGCCGGCTTGACCCGGACCGATCCGCACAGCCGTGGGTCGAGCGGGGTGGTCTGGTCCCACACGAGGGGCGCCGCTCCAACCGACTGAGTTCGCAGGCGCCAGGCCGGCCCAGTCAGCCGGCCGCCGAGTTTCTCGACCACCTCCCTGACCATGGCCCTGGCTCGGTCAAACCGACCGCGGCGGGCTTTGGCGGCACGCTGGACGCGAGCCTTCTCCACGTCCGCTGCGTCGGCATTGGCCCGGAGGGCGCACAACCAGGCGTGGACCCCGGGGCCGAGCTCCTGTACCCGGTCCGCGACAGCCGCGAACCGTTCGTCGACCGCCCGGAGAAGGGCGCCGCGGGCGGCCTCGTCGGCGGGGTCGTCAGACGGTATCCACGCCTCCGCCTCCAGCATCAGGTCGGACAGCTCCTCGAGCTCGGCGGGCAAGTCGTGGAGCCTCATAACAGCCACGTCTCTTGGCATGGTTAGTCCACAATCCATCCGTCGGCGATCAGGTCGTCGACGGTATCGTACCAATAAACCTCTTTGGCGGCGATCGCCTTGCGGGCGGCCTCGGGCCCAGCCCACAGGTTCGCCTTGACCAGCATGAACCCGCCGCCGCTTATCTCCACCTGGCAGGCACACTCCACGTTGGGGGTATACCGCTTAAGCGGCAGCAAAGGCCAATGGGGCCAACTGTCCGGGTCGGCGACCATGCGCCGGGTCACGTCTTCGATGGTCTCGGCCTTGGCCTTAATAGTTGTCGCCATAGCGGGCCCCCTTGTCGATGCAGTCGGGGCAGCGGACTTTGCCGTCGCACGGGCCGAGGACGGTGTGGCTTCCGCAGCCATCGTGGACGACCTTGAAGTTGTCGCCGGTCGCGTCGTAGATCTTCCGCGAGGCCTCGGCCTCCGCCGCGGTCTCGAAGGATGCGTAGCGGATCGGCTCGACGGCGAACCCGTGGACCGAGGTGCGGGTCAGGTGGAACGTAGTCACGATGGTCTCCTCCTTGTATGGAGCGGCCCCTTTGGCCACCCCTCACGTAATGATATCACGCGGGGGAGGATTCGTAACTTTATTTTCCCGCTTTTTCTACGGGGAGGCTGTGGGGAGCTCCCAGGCCTCGGCTCCGTCGTAGGCGGGGATGGTTGGCCCGCGGGGCTCCCAGGAGCGAGGGGCGGCCGATGGGGCGTACCTGCCTTTGGTTGCTCCGCCCGCCTTTGCCCGGACATACTTTTGCATTTCGCACAAAGCGTGCTCCACATCGACCACGCTCATGTGGACCCGCCCTCCGTCGCGACGGGTGATGGCCGGCGGCTCCACCCCGGCTGCGGCGCACTGCTCGGGGCCCAACTCAGCTAGGGCCACCATCGCGGCGGGGACGTCCCGTCTGGGGACGCCGAGCAGGGCCGCGCCTTTGTAGGCCCCTGGCCCGGGGAGGGCCCAGTTGCTCCGAAGCAGCGCTCGGCCGTCGATCAGCGTCGGGTGCGTCCAGTCTGCCGCCATCTGCCACGCCAGGAAGTCGCCGATGCCGGGCAGGCGCTTGAGCCGGACGACCACGACCTGCGGTCGGACCTCGGCGATGAGGGCGGCGACGCCCGGGGCCGCGGCGACGAGGCTCTCGACCACCAGCGCCGCGTCACGCTCTTTGTCGCCGCCTGTGCCCATGTCCGGGCAGTAGGTGGCGATATATGCTCCAGTGTAGAGCTTTTCGCCTTGGTAGCGGCGGTCCTTGAGGACGGCGTAGACCAGGTCCGCGATGTTTGGGCGGCCTGGGGTAAAGGCGCCGGCGGACCGTAAGTGCTGATGGGTTGGGATGTTGTTGAACCACCTGTAGACCAGCTGCTCCGCCACCCGGGACTGGAGCGAGGCAGGTGTCTCCATCACTTCGGCCACAACGAACTGCGTACCGCGATCCAGCGCCCGGAACACGTTGGTGAACTTGACATTGGCCAGGACCGGATCATTGGTCCAGGGAGGAGGGCCTGCTTGCTTGGCCTGTCGTAGGGCATCCCTGGCGGCGCAGAAAGTCCAGAAGGGGCTAGGGTCTCCCCAGGCCCATTTCTGGAGCGTGGGCGAGCCCGTGGTCATCCTGGGGGTGTTTTCTGCCCCGGGCAGGGATAGTTGAATCGCCGGCGCGCGAGGGGCCAATTCGGCGGGGGAGGGCCGGGTCGGTGCCCCGGCCCTCCACAGCGGGTTGGCCACTATGCCGCCGCTCCCGCCGTCGCGTTGGCCTGTGCCGCCGTCGCGGCACGCTGGGCGAGCTTCTCCTGGGCCGCCTGGAGCCGGGCCATCGCCGCGTCTGCCCGGGCCTTCAGCTTCTCCGCCAGCGCCTCGTCCTTGGCGGCCCTCTTGGCCTCGCGGGCCGCGGCTGCCTCAGTCTTGTTCTTGCGGGTCTCGGTGCCGGCCGCCTCGCGAGCCTCGCGCCCCGCTTCCCACTCCTGGAGCATCGGCGCCAGAGCCTCCTTGAGGGTGTTCTCGAACAGGTCCCGGCGGTTGACGCCCATCCCGTCGGCCATGTCGCTGATCGCCTCGGCCTCCGCGGGCTCGAAGTAGAACTCGCCCCACAGGCGAATGACTTCGACCTGTTCACCGTCGCGCTCGATCGTCCTCGTCCTCATGCTACCGGCCATTGGTGTTTTCCTCCGCTTGGTCGTCTGGGGTCTGTTCCCCCATCGCAATCATATCGCGTTGGGCCGGCGCTGCGTCGGGGGAGTCGGGATTATTTTCCGCGAGCGCTCGCTCCATCCGGTTCGCCAGAGAGTCCGGCTTCTCGGCACCTGGTAGGCGCCAGGCCTCCTCAAGGGTCAGGGGACGCTGGGGGAGATTGGTCTGGGGTTGGGCACCTCTATCCCACCATCTCGGGTCCGACGCCGACATACCGAACGGCGGTTCCTCCGGTTTTGGCGGCTCCAATAGCAGCTGTGCTTCCTGGTTAGCCTTAGCAGGGCCGCCCCACGGCCGCTCTTTCGGCGGGGTGTAGATTGCCGCCCACTCCTGGTCGCGGTCGAACTTGGCGGCACGGGCCGCCCCGAATAGGTTGTTCGCGGTCCACGGGCGCCCGTTGATGGTGCTAGACCCGCACTGATTTAGCCCGGCCGCCAAGACGGCCCACGATGGGGGGCTGTCATACTCAAGGGCCACCGCCTTCTCGAGGGCCTTCCTCAACCAGGACGTGAGGCGAGCTGCCGCCATCTCTGCTGGGCTCATTGGCCTTGCAATGGCGACTGCCGCCGCGCAGTCCCGGCATAGCGGTATTGAGGGCAACGCTGGGTTGATCGGCACCGGGACGATATCATTCGTTGCCCCGCATTTGAAGCATGTTGGCTCGTTCACTGAGTTCCACCTTTCTGTCACGATAGCACCGCCACCATTCCTTGTTATAGTCGAAGCCTATCACTTCAGTCACCCTACGTAAGTTGAAATAAGTCCACATCCGTCCCTGTGTGGTTCGACTACCCCTGGCATTAAGCCAGGCCGCCAGGCTGTCGTATGTTGGCGGACTGCTCCACCCGTTTATAATGGTCTCGTCAATTGTCTCCCACAGATATTCGATTATCGACCTTGCCGTGGACTCAGTCGGACTCGGTGTAGCGGGTGGACGGCCGAATTTTCTGCACTCCGCACACATTGCCGCGGCGCCGGTTAATCCATAGAATGAGGTTTCTATTGTGTCATCAAGTTTGCCGCAAGATCGGCACGCTATCATTGTCATAATTCCTTTAGTGCGTGGGACTGGCAGCTTGCCAGGCCACCGTGATAATATCGTATCGGGGCGTCCGTTACCGAACTTTTTCCCGCGGCGGGTTGTGGGCCTGAGCTTGTCATACTTTGTGGTCCAGGTTGTTCCTTTCCCCGCTTAAAGGACGCGCGCGAACAATCAACGCGCGCGTGGGCGCACCGGACATAGTCCCGTGGGCGGGTACATGCCGGACTTAGTCCTGTGTGTGGGTGTGGGTGTGTGTGAGTGGGTGTGACGTGACGGGCTTCGTTTCGCGCGCGGGGACGGCATCCTCAATCATAATCATCGTAATGGTGGTACTGGTGACTGAGGGTCCCTGTCCCAACGCGCGAAACGTGTGCCGCGCCGGGGCACGCGAGGGCCCAGGTTCAGGAAGGTACTTAGCCAGGGTTTGGTGGGACATCGGGCTCCAGATGGTCGATCTTTGTCACGGTCTTCGCGCGAAGGGGTCGACCTTTTCCGTGGGGTATCACTTGTGGGAGGAAGGCCTTGGATGAAGGGATGAATTTGGAGCCCCGAGCGGTTGATCCGGCGGGTGATTGGATTGCCGAAGCTCGAAGGGCTGCGGCGCCGATTGAAGCGGCAGCTGGTCGAATGGAGCGGGATCGAGCTGCTGCCGAGGCGGCCGAGATAACGGCCAGGACGGCCCTTGTCGCGGCTCGGGAAGCTACCGAAGAGCGGGACGGGGTGGTGTGGGAGCTGCGGACTCGGCGAAATATGACGGTCCCACAGATTCGGGCTGAAATGGCCGCGAGTCATTGGGGGCCGATGAGCCGGGCCGAGGTTCGCGATTCTATTAATCGCACACGGGAGTTGTTGAGAGAAGAGCTGGTCGACCAGGAGCTGGCCATGCGGGTCGAGCAAACTGAGGCCCTGACCGTGGTGGCTAACGAGGCGATGGAAGCCTGGCGGGCGTCGCAGGAAGATGTCGTATCGGTTGAGGTTGAGGTGGGCCGGGCTATCGTCGTGCCGCGGCGTGACGGGACTCTTGAAGCGGTGCCTATCCCCGACAGAACGACGACGCGGAGGACGGGCCAGACCGGGAACCCAGCTCACCTCCAGCGTGCCATGGAGGCCCATAGTCGGATCGCGGCTCTGTGGGGCCTGGATGCTCCGCGCCGGACTGATGTAACGACGGCCGGGCGGCCTGTCGGGGCGGTGGGGTATGTTATCGTGCCACCTGTCGGTGCGGACCTCTCGGACTGGGAGGGAGCGATGAACCGCTCATGGGGGCCCGGCGGGGAAATTGAAGAGTCGTCGAACGGCCACCATCTGACCGCGTTGGAGTCGGGCGGGGACGGCGAGGTCGGCGAGGTCGGCGGGGACTGATGGCCGTACACGGCAACACAGTAGAACGTGCCCAGCGTAACCAACGCGGCCAGGTGGCTTTGTCGGACGGGGCGCCGCAGGATCTGGCGTGGCTCGATGGGGACGGGGTTATGCGAATGGCCCCTCACCCGGGGCAGTGGCGGGCCTGGTGTTCGACCCGGCGGGTGGTTTGCGTTCTGGCGGGGACTCAAGGGGGGAAGGCGTTGGCCCTGGACACGCTGATACCGACCGCCGACCGCGGTATGGTGGCGATGGGTGACCTGGCGGTGGGGGACATAGTGTTCACACCGGACGGGCTGCCGACCCGGATATCGTACGCGTCGCCCGTATTCATCGATAACGATTGCTATCGGGTGACATTCGACGACGGGGCGTTTGTGGTGGCCGACGCCGGGCATTTGTGGGTGGTCCAGAGCCGGCAGCAGCGGATAAAGGACAAACCACCCAGCGTGGTGACGACGGAGCAGATGGCCGTGTCGGTCAACGTCAACGGAGGCAAGTACCGCAACTGGTCGGTGGATGTCCCGGCGCCGTTCCAAGGGGGGCCGGTCGACCTGCCGGTGCCGCCATACACGCTGGGTGCCTGGCTCGGGGATGGTTGCAGCTCGGCGGCCTGGCTGGCCACGGCGGATCGGGAGGTATTGGCCGGGATGGTTGCCGAGGGGGTGTCGGTCGGGCCGCCGCGGGAGTGCAACGGCGGCGAGGCCCGCAAATATTTATTGGGAGGTGGTCCGCGCGGTGGGGTAATGGTGGGTCGGTTGCAAACCAGGTTGCGAGAAGTCGGCGTGCTCGGCGACAAGCACATCCCGGAGGTATATCAGTTTGCGCCGGTGGCCGATCGCTGGGCACTGCTGAAGGGGCTGATGGACACTGACGGATCGTGTGGGACTGATGGGTCTTGTGACCTGACGTTCAAGTCCAGGCGGCTGGCCGACGGAGCGCTCAGGCTGATTCGCGGGCTTGGTATCAAGGCCAGGATGAGGCCGCGGACGGCCAGGATCGATGGGCGAGACTGTGGGGTGGTATGGCGGATTGGCTTTACCTCTACGGCACGGGTGTTCACCGTCAAGCGGAAGTTGGACAGGGTCAAGGACTCGGTCCGGGCCGACGCCGTCCGGCGATATGTGGTGTCGGTGGAGCCCGTGCCCAGCGTCCCGACCCGGTGTATCGCGGTGGAGTCGCTGACGGCTCAGTTCCTGTGCGGCGAAGGGATGATACCGACGCACAACACCTCGTTCGGGCCACATTGGCTGTACCGCGAGGTGGCGGCCCGGGGGCCGGGCGATTACATGATCGTCACACCGACGTACCCGCTGCTTGAGAAGAAGGCACTTCCGGAATTTCGCAAGCTGTTCGAACGGTGGCTGCGGCTCGGGTCGTATGTATCGAGTCCCGTGCGCACATTTCGATTTTCATTGGCGGGGGCCAGTCGGACCTTTCCGCGGGAAAGGTGGGCCCCAGGGGTTAGCGACCGGGCTTGGGAGGCGTGGCTTGAGGAACGGCCGACCACGGTGCAGTTCGGGTACGCCGAGGACCCGGAGAGCCTGGAGAGTGCGACGGCCAAGGCCGCGTGGCTGGATGAGGCCGGACAGCGTAAGTTTCGGCTGGCGGCCTGGGAGGCGATCCGGCGCCGGCTGTCGATTCACCAGGGGCGGGTCCTGATAACGACGACGCCCTACGACCTGGGGTGGTTGAAGCAGACCATCCACGACAGGTGGGCGGCAGGCGACCCGGACATTGACGTGGTGCGGTTCGACTCGACCGAGAATCCAGTGTTCCCACGGGAGGAGTTTGAGCGGGCCAGGGCTACGATGCCGGGCTGGAAGTTCGACCTGTTCTACCGCGGGATATTCACTCGGCCGGCAGGACAGGTGTACGGCTGCTTCCGGGACTGGGTCGGGGATGAAGGCGGAGTGCGAGGTCACCTGGTGAAGCGGTTTGTGGTGCCCGTTAGTTGGCCTCGGTATGCGGGGATCGATTTCGGCGGCGCCAACACTGCCGCGGTGCTGTATGCTGGTGAGTTGGATAGCCGCGGCCGGCGGACAGGCCGGTTGGTGGCTTTCGCCGAGTACCACGCCGGCGGGGTGCCCTGTGCCGGCCATGCTCAGGCCATTCGCCGCCTGGCGGGGGCCCCGATTCGGGCCGCGGTCGGCGGATCGAAGTCGGAGGGACAGTGGCGACTGGAGTTTAAGCGGGCAGGGTTGCCGGTCCTCGAGCCGCCGGTGTCGGATGTAGAGGTCGGCATAGGCCGAGTGTGGGCGGCTCATGTAGAGGACCAGGTGCTGGTGTTCGACGACCTGGCGCGGTATCGGGACCAGAAGGCGTCGTACGCCAGAGTGCTCGACGAGTTGGGCGAGCCGACTGAGCCGATCGAAGATAAGCACTCGTACCATCTGATGGACGCGGAGCGCTACGTGTTGGCCTGGCTGCGGCACCCGAGGACGACAGGGTCGGCGGGTGACACTGCCCGGCCCGGCGTGGAGGCCGTCCTGGCGAGGCTCAGATAAGGGCTTTCTGAGGGGGGTCCCGGCGAAGGCCTTTGGGAGGTCTCCTGAGGCTGTGGCGAGGCCCGTGGGGCCGTATGGATCATTCCAGGAGGGAGGGGGCGCATGGAAGAGGTAGGGAACGGGAGGTCGGTCGGTCCCCAAGCAACCGAGGCCGGCGGGGCGTTCGAAGCCCGGCACCTGGCAGACGCCGAGATGCGGGTGGCCTGGGAGCAAGTCTTGTCCAGCGTGGAGAAGCAGCGGTTTCAGAAACACCTTGAGCTTACGATCGCCAGGTCGGTGAGCCCTCAGGTCCTCGAGGCGGCCCGGCGCGAGTACCGGGTCGTGGAGGCTCAGCAGCGGATCCTTGAGGCGAAGCATGCCCAGTGGGCCGCGGCCCACCCCGAACCGGACCCCGTTGAGGAACGGGAATACGAAACTCGCCCAGCGTTGCACCCTGCCGTCGCCGAGGAGTACCTTAAGGCTGTGGCCCGTCCTGAGCCATTAGCCGCCGGCGCTCGGATAGCCTTGCCGGGGGACAGGTAGCCGTGCCCGGCGCCGTCATACCGCCCATCACCAGGTTGGCCTTTCTTCGTGACGTAGAGGGGCCATTTGTTGACGGCGACCTGGTGCAGGCCCAGAATGATGGGGCGGGTGGCGTTCAGTTCGTGCCGGGAGCCGGCAACTTTCTGCCCTCTAGCGGTGGGACCGTTACCGGTCCCGTTGTGTTCGATTGGGGGGCTGCGGGCTATCCCGGGGGCGGCGTTGAGCTGGTGTTTCGGGACTGCCCAGCGCTGGATCCTACAAAGTCGTTGATCCAGTTAAACGGCCCCCTCGCGGGCGGGCATACGGGCGGTACATTTATAGGTGGGGTTCTTGACCCGACATTTACTGGGTCTTTGATTGACGTGTGGGGCGGCTCCCCGGCGGCGCAGAAGTTTCAGGTCACCGGGGACGGTCGGGTCTACGCCGGAAGGCTTGAACTGAACGGCTCGGCCACCCAACTGACGGTAAGCTCTACATTAGGCCCTGCTCGCATCTATCTCAGCGGTGGGACAGGGAAGGACCCGGAGATTTACTTCTACGGCAACGCACAGCACATCCTGAAGCAGGAGGTGGCAACCGGTCAATTCCAGGTACTCAACTACAACGGTATTGTGACCTCTCTGGAGTTGACTTCTTCCCGCTGGCAGTTGCGGCAGAACGCGACGATCTACACGGACTTCAACCCGCAGACGGTGGATGGGGCGGCAACTGCGGCTTACTACTTCGACACGGCGAACACCCTCGGCGGGGCAGGAACGCTGCTGGCGTTGTGGAGGAACGGGGGCACGGAACGCGCTCACCTCACCGGCGACGGCAGCTTGAAACTCACCGGGACCCTGGGAGCCGGGGCGATACCGGACCCGCTCTACACCGGGTTCTTTGTGGGGACTCCCACCGCACGGCTCCGCTTGTCGTCTGCTACAGCGGGCAACCATTCCTACCTTGAAATAGGCGATACAGCTTTCACGCACCGGCTGATCGTTGGCCGGGAGAACAGCGTGGGAGCCAGTCTCGCTACCGGCGGTCAGCCTTATGCCGGGGTGGTGATGACTATCTCCGCCGACCCGATCCACCTCGCGCCGGGCGGCTATACCACCCTGACGGCCTTCCCGGCAGTGGGGCCGGGCCGGGTGCTGATCGGAGACGGGTCGGTGGACGCCGCGGCAGCCCTCCAGGTCAACAGCACGACGCGGGGCTTCTTGCCGCCCCGGATGACGACGGTGCAGCGGGACGCCATCTCCACCCCTCCTGACGGCCTGATCCTCTACGACGCAACGACAGGCAAGTTCCAGGGGCGGCAGGCGGGCGCGTGGGCTGATCTGGGTGGCGGCGGCGGTGCCCTCCCACTGACCGGCGGAACGATGACCGGCGCGATCCTGACTTCCAACACCTCGAACCTGGGGAACGCGACCACCGGCCGCTTCGGGGCCATCTACGGCAATACCCTCGACATCTTGGGGTCGGTATCCAGCAGTGTCGCGGCGGCGATAGCCAACACCAACGCCAATTCCTGGGGCCTGCACCTCTCCACGGGCGGCTTTGACGCGGGGCGAGCCGTGCTCATCGCGGAGCGGGGCAACGCCACCGGTGCATTCCTGGCTGGGACCAGGGTGTTCGGGGTATGGGACGATGGGACCACGCGCTTCGGCGCGACGGAGAAGGGCCGCTTCAACCCGGACGTGGTGGATGGGGCCTCGGCAGTCGCCTACACCTTCGACACGAAGAACGCCCTCGGAACGGCGGGCGCGAAGCTGGCGTCGTGGGCGAACGCTGGCACCGAGAAGGCGTACTTCGACCACGAGGGTCGCCTCTACCTGAAGGGTCCCTACGGTGGCATCGGGCAGGTGCATATCGCTCCCACGGGTGGCTCCGAGGCGACGATCTACCTGAACGCCTCCGGCGGCAGCGCCGGAGCCCAACTCCTGATGCAGTCATCGTATGGGCTGTGGTATCAGTATACGGACCCCGCCAGCAATGGCGATATGAACTGGTATTCCGGTGGGCTGCGAATGTCGCTCTCCCAGACGGGTGAGTGGCGGAATTATGCCCAGCGGAGCAGTGACGGCTACACGGGGATTACCTCGGCCGGGAGCGGGGCACACTCGGGCTACATTTATACTCGCAGCGAGTCCGAGGGCTTCGGGCAGTATTACGACGTGCATAAGGCCGCCAACATCGCCGCCGCGACGGGCTTCTACAACGCCGCGCATATGTTTAATGTCGCATTTACCTGTACAAGCGGCAACATCCTCTCTGTCTGGAATAACTCGGAGTATCGCTTCAACATCGCGGCCCGGGGCGGGACGACGATCCGCAACGACGGGCCGAATACCGGCGACATCCTTACGCTGCAACAGGGCGATGGGACGGTGGCGGCCCTGTTCCCCAAGACGGGTGGCCTTATTCTGGACAGCACGACTTGGGGTCTCCTGCCGCCGCGAATGACGACCACGCAGCGGAACGCGATCAGTGCTCCGACGGACGGCCTGATTCTCTACAATGCGACGGATGGCAAGCTTCAAGGGCGGCATGCAGGAGTCTGGGAAGACCTTGGCGGCGGGGGAGGTGGCCTGCCGAGCTTTGTGGACGAAATTGTTTTCAAGGACGACGCGGCGACTCCACACTACTGGCAGGTGCGAGTGAACAGTAGCGGATCATTGGTGACGGCGGACCTGGGGACGACGCCTCCCTAAGGACAGGAGAAACAAATGCCACTGACCCCCGAAGAAGAAGCGGTAGTCCAGCAGCAGCGGGCGAACAGCTACGTGACCCGCACCCGTACGCTCATCACCCAGCTACTGGGGAACTTCCAGCTATCGGACGCCTTGCTGGACGAGTACAACTCGGGCGGCTTCTCCGATCCGACCTTCCTGCCCGAGGAGATTTTCGCAGGCGGAACACCGGCTACGAGTCCTATGATGTTCGGCGGGGGCAACACGGATATGACGCGGGACGAGTTCATTGCCTGCATCGTGTCCCTCCAGGCGGTCCAGTCGCTCCTCGCGGCGGGGCACCTCACGAACCTGCTCAAAGGCCGGAAAGGATGACCGAGGAGCAGCGGGTCGAGATTCAAGAACGCATTGTTGCCGGGTCCTACGTCCATGCAGCGGTCGAAGACGTGCCGATCCTGTTCGCGGCCCTGGTGAACGAGGAGCAGAAGCTGGAGGCGGCCATTCGCACGATCCGGTCCCAGGGCGACTACGTGGACCGGCTCCAGGCCGAGGTGGCGGTTCTGAAGGTAGAGGGGCCGGGGGCCGAAGTGGCGCGACTGCGGGGGGCGTTACAGGGGATTGCCGCGATCCTCGCTACGGCCTCTACTATGCCCCGGATCAACTCCAGTGAGTTCACGGCGGCCGAGCTGGAAGCGATGACGGTGCGGACGCCGGAGCTGACGCCCGCGGAGAGGCGGCTCCGAGATATCCTTCAACTACGCGAGGTGACTGGCGCGGGGATGCGGGACTGTAAACGGGCGCTGGAGGAGGCTAAAGGCGACATTAACGTAGCGCACCGGTTCCTCCGGGAAAAGCCTTGTGCCGCGGGGACAGTGAAATGATTCTGCCTTATTGCCCACCCGGTCCGCTACCGTCACACATCCGTCACAACACGCACAGCGGCGGACGGTTGGATGTTAAGACCTATGGGGCCATTGGTGATGGCGGAATGCACTACATTACCAGCGGGGACATTGCCGATAACCCGCAGTGGTTCGACGAAGGGGTCTGCCGCTACACGACCGCCGACACCTGGGACTTCGTGGGCATCCAGGAGGCCATTTTTTCGGCTTATGGCACACCGGGGAACCTGCACGGCCTGGGCGGCGTTGCCAATAACCGCGAGGTCTACGCCCCCGCCGGAGACTACCGAGTTAACAGGACGCTGTTTCTCACCAAAGCCGCTGGTGTTATATTCTACGGAGCCGGGCGGTTCTCCACCCGGATTTATATCACGGCCCCCGACAAGCCGATACTCGAAACCAACATGGCCTATTCGGTCATTCGGGACATTTATTTCGGAAATGCGGGCGGGACTTCTACGGTGCCTACTGCTCTCGTGGAGTGGGTCTGGGGTAGTCAGCCCAACGAGTCCGGGATGGCCCACCTTTCCATCTCTGACTGCATGTTTCACGGCAGCGCCAGCCCCACTGCAATCGGCTTCCGGGTGGCACGGGACCTTTATCAAGGTGATAACGTAATTTTTTACAATTGTTTTTTCGCCGACTGTGATTATGCTGGGTTCGCCACTGGGGACGGCGCGTTCAACGCGTTGCAGTTAGCTTTCATCGCTTGTAACTTCCAGGCGTGTAACGGTAACGGTATCCTGGCCTACGGCGGGAACGTCGTTGTAGAAGATTGTAGTTTCCAAAACGGTGCTTTGGACGCGGCTATTCAGCAGACCGGCTTTGACATCTGCCTGATCTCCAATTCAGGCAGTGTCGCCAGCATCATTCACGGTTGCCGGACAGAGAGCAAACGGTTCCTCCACGCTGACAGTCACCACTTCGTGGACATTCGGGCCTGCTCTACGCTTACCGGCCCCAGCAACTGGCTGCCGAGCACTGCCTATGTGGTGGGCAACATCGTAGGTCCGGCGACCGGCAAGGACGGACGGCCCTATATCTGCGTGCAGGCAGGCACCAGTAGTGGCACAGAGCCGACCTGGACGGGGATCGACGGCATCGTGGACGGTGGCGTGATCTGGGATGTCTACAACTACAACATCGTCGAGTTTGACAATGGGACGATGGAGGGCTGTAACTTCCCGTGGGGCCGGATCAAGATCGGGGAGGCCGGTTCTCACTGTCGGCTCATCGGGAACTACTTCAGCCGTGATGACTGGCTGTATAAGGCGGCCGGTCAATCGGAGACAGTGCTCTACCTGGCAGCGCAGAACAACCTGATGTGCGGCAATCAGGTCACCCACGCGGGCGGCATCAATCAGGGGGCGGCGGCTCCCTACCGGCTACCGTCCTACGGGTATCCCAACCAGGATTACAACGAAGACCACATCGAAGCCTATACACACTACTATCTCCCAGGGAAGATGCCCCTCCTCTGGGCCAGGCAATGTATCCTGGCTTCTTTCCAGCATCGGGTCGCTCGGGACGTGGGACTCTGGCCGTCCTACGGGCACATCGCAGACGGATCGAATAACGACATCTCCCTGAATGTTCTGGGGCCTATCGGGACGTTTGGACCTAGACACGTTGAAGGTGCGAATGCAGCAGGCAATCCCCTGATTGTCCAGGGTGGGCTCAGTCGGGGCTTGGGCGCAGGCGGCGATATCCGGTTCCGGGTCAATGTCCCTGGCACGGCGGGCAGCGACCTAAACTTGCCACACGCCACGCAGGACAGCCTGCGGGTTCGTTACAACCGGGTCAAAGCCGGCGTGCCGCTCCAGGTGCTCAAGGTCTCAATGAGCCAGCGGGACGCCCTGACCGACAAGGAGCCGGGCGACCAGATCTACAACATCACCCTCTCGCGCCTTCAGGTCTGGAACGGCTGGATCTGGGACGACCTATCGGCGGGCACGATGCTCTGGAACCCGCTCGACTACTTCGGAGTGGACCTCCAGGCGTGGTGGCAGATTAGGGACCCAGCGACTCGGTTTCAGGACAGCGCCATGACGACGCTGGCGGTCGCGGACAATGCCTTCCTTGGCGGGATCGGCGATAAGACGGGCAATGGGAGGCATTTACTTGCTCCGTCTACCGGGGCACGTTCAATCCTGAAACTGAACATCACGGCGGGGCACCCGGTAGCGCGGCACGACGGAATAAGCCAGTATCTCCTGTCAACGGGCTGGGATCGCTATCCAGGGCCGAACACGTTGGTGATGATCTGCCGCTCCACCGGCGGTTACATAATTGGCTCGGGCAACAATCTGGCCGGGTTGATGTATGTTACGCCTCCGGGAAGCGTAATTTACTGGGCCTACAATACCAATCTGGGGGTGGTCCAGGACATCGGGACGCGGTTCGGGTGTGCCATCGGCACTTACGATGGACCGAACTCAAAGTTCTGGGTCAACGGGGTGCGGAACCACATAGGCGATACCGCGCATGCAGCAGGAGGAAATCCGGTGGGGGTGACGGTGGGTGCTCGCTACGACGGATCCAGTCCGGCGACGATGGACTGGTGCGAGGCGTTTGTGATCTCGCGGGAGCCGACTCCACTGGAGGTAGACTACATCGGACTCTACGCCCAGCAGTATGACACCCCGGAACCCATCTTCATTGCCTGACAACCAATGTACACTTATACGGCAGATGTGCAACTGGCCGACGACGAGGTAGGCCTCGTTGCTATTGGGTACGACCTTGTCAACGCGGACGATGAGGACGACGTTGTCGCGGTGCTGACCACGATCGGCGTTCGTGAGTCCGCCGTGCCCGGGCGGTATTACTCTCCTATCCAGCTGCCGGATGGGCGCCGAATCCGCATCAGGTGGCACGATGGGGCCGGCTATCGCTCGGCCGAAGTGGTCGACCCACGGGTGTTGGCTGCAACGGGGTCCGGGCGCTACATAGTCGAGGTAACCGTGATGACGGACCCGGGCCCGGGCCCTTACCCGGTCGCCAGCGCCTCTGTGACAATTCAGCAGGCCGGGATGAACGTGGCCTGGGGCTACACGGGCCATGCCGGGGAGCCCCTGGCCCTCTCGCTGGTCCCGGGGACCTACCAGGCGCTGGTGGCCGGCCCGGGGCCGGGGTGGGCGCCTTTGCCGCCCCAGGCGCTCGTAGTGGCGGCGAACATGGCTGTGGAGTACGAGCTCGTCCAGCAGGCGCCGGCGCCGCCTACAGCCCTTCCCGGCTACTGCAATGTGTTGGTGGACACGCTGGACCTGGCAGATGTGGTCGTGGTCGGGGCGATGGTGACGGCCCGGGCGCTAACCCTGCCGATGCGGACCGGTACGGTCCTGGTGGGGCGAGCTCCGCTGACGGCCTCTACCGACGTGTTCGGTCGGGCTACGCTGGCCGTACCAGCTTCACCACAGTTCGCCAGAGAAGCCCGGCGCTGGCTATTCGAGTGCCCCGAGCTGGGGCTGTCGGCGGCGGTCGAAGTGCCCGACGAGGGCGAGGTCTGGCTGGCCGCGCTGATGGGGTGACGTAATGGCGACGACGGACCCGAAACCGAAGGCCCTGAAGCCTGGAGGCAGCATAACGGTGGCTGCACCGCCGGCGCGTATCGTCGGCGACGTCGGCCCCGGCGGAAAGGCGGCCGAGCTCCTCCGCGAGTACGTCTCAGCGGAGGAGTTCCGCTGGTCCGACTACCTGCGCTCACTCCCGCCCTGGATAGACGACACCACTCGCGACTTTGGCGAGGACCTGTATGAGCGGATGCAGCTCGACCCGCAGGTCGCCAAATGCGTGAACATCATCAAGATGGGCGTGCTGTCGCAGGGGGTACACATCACGCCCACGGTCGACGAGGAGGACCCGAAGTATCCCGCCGCGAAGGAGGTGGCGGACTTCTGCAAGCGCAATCTGGCGGGCCTTGAGGCGCCGTTCGGCCCGCAGACCACGGTGTCGCTTTACTGGCAGTTGTGGGACCTATTGGACGCCGTGGCGCTGGGGAGTAAAGTCGCCGAGCAGGTGTACGAGGTCCCGCCGGCTGGGCAGGACAAGGGTCGCCTCTGCCTCAAGGCCTTGAAGACGAGGCCGCGGCGGTCCACTGCGTTTGTCGTGGACGTCCACATGAACGTCGTAGGCCTGCTGGGTATTATTCCGGGGGTCGCGGCCAGTGTCCTGACTGGGACCATGGTGGCGGAGAACGCGCCGAATATCCTGCCGCGGCGCAAGTTCGCCATTATGTCCGTCAGGCCGAAGGACGGCGACCCGCGGGGCCAGTCTATGTGTCGCCCAGCGTATAACGCATGGTGGCTCAAGCAGCAAGCGTGGCCCGAGTACCTCAAGTACCTGGCGCAGTTCGCGACACCCTCCTTGATCGGGTATACGGCCCCGGAGGCCGCCGAGGTGGAGGAGCTGGATGCGACGGGGAGCCCGGTCTATGACGAGGATACGGGGTTCATTGCGACGGTGAAGCCGGAGCAGGTGATGTTGGCGGCGTTGGTCAAGCTCCGCAACGGGTCGGCGGCGGCGTTCCCCAATGGGTCCAAAGTCGATCCGCTTCAGGTTGGCCAGTCGACCACGAGTGAGTTTACGCAGTTCTTCAAGCTGGCCAACGACGAGATCGCCAACGCTATCCTCTGCCAGACGCTGGCCACGGAGGAGGGCAAGTACCAGACCAGGGCGGCCAGTGGCGACCACCAGGATATCCTGAGCCTTACGATAGACCACGTGCGGCAAGCCCTGGTCAGCGTTCTGCGCTGCGATGTCCTGCGGAATCTGGTAGAGTGGAACTACGGCCCCGACGCCTTGGACCTGGTACCTGAGATAACGCTGGCCGGCTCAGAAAAGCATGACTTCAAGGAATTCGCGAGCGCCGTGGCGGCCCTGATGACTGCCGGGTACCTCGACCCCAGCCAGTACAAGCGGATCGACTCCTACATAGGCTTGCCGGAGCGCACCGACGAGTCGGTCGAGATGGCCATAGAGGGCAAAAAAATGGCCCACGACCAGGCGAAGGCCGCGGCGGCGGCCGGTACAGCGGCGGGGGTGCCGCCGGGCGAACCTCCGCCGCCCGGTGGGCCCCCGTCGGCCAAGGCAAGCGGGAAAAAGGCCCCAGCGGGGGGAGGGTAAGGCCGTGTCGGCGGACAAACTAGTATTGAAGACCCTACTTCGTCACGAAAGGAAGCTGGCCAGAATGTCGCAAGAGGTGGTGGACCTGCAGAAAGCGGTCGCGGAGCAGGCGGAGGCCGTCGCAGAGGAGCATGAGCAGATTAACGCCGAGCTCGACGCAATGTCGGCGCGGATCGAGGAGCTTGAGGAGCAGCTTGTCGCCGAGAACCCCGACATGGAGCTGATCGCGGCGGCCACCGCGGACATCAGGAAGCACACGGAGACTATCCAAGGTTACGTGGAGGGCGAGGAGCCCGAAGTGCCGGTCGTGCCGGTCGTTGACAACACGTTGCCGGGCGGGCCGCCAACGGCGACTCAGTTGCCGGCTTGACGAGGAGGTGATACTGTGCCCATCTCAGCATGGTTCTGGGTTATCGCGGTGTTCGCCCTGGTGGCGTCGTTTGTGGGCGTCTACGGTTCAATGGAGCCACGCAATTGGGGTTGGCGCGGTTATTTCCTCGCTCTCCTGTTTCTATGGAGCGAAGTGTTGATCCTGGGGTGGGCACAGTTCGGAGGGGTGGTGAAGTAAATAGCGGAGGAACGGAGGTCGTGGTATGGACCCGTTCCTGCATTTCGTTGGACAGTTCAACGTATGGTTGTGGCTCGCGAAGTTCCCAAGTGCGTTCGGCAACCTGCCGTCGTTCTGAGGTAAGCCTATGGCTATAACTCTCACAAACTCGATAATCCGCGAGTACGTCGAGTACTGCGGCCATCCCCGTCCTGGGGATGGCCGTTTACACCTCGGCGGCTTCCGGGGCAGTCGCCGTTACCCGGCCGACGGGGTGGTACTTAGCCTCGTCGAGCCTATCCCGAACAGTTACGACGATCAAGTCATTGCGTTCGGCTTAGATCTGCTTAGCTACACGGGTACGCTCGACCCAGGCCGGTTCTACAGCCAGCATCCGATGCGGCCGAAGGAGGGGTGTGCCCACATTGTTTGCATCGACGAGCCGTCGGGCAAGCCGTGCAACTACAAGCGTGGCCTGCACCGTGGCAAGAGCCCAGCGTTCGTGCAGGACGGGGCCATCGTGGTCTGGCGGGACAGGGACCGGGACATGGGCCAGGACCCGAACGAAGTGGCGCGGACGGAGGGCCACATCGGGCTGAACGGGCATCGTATGGGCACGATCCGCGCTGACATCGGCAAGTGGTCGGCCGGCTGTTGGGGGACCATGGACAAGTATTGGCAAGAGTTCTGGAAGCGCACGGCCCTTACCTTCCCGCAGGAGTCGTATTCCTTCTACCCGATGGACTTCGCGCTGTTCGCCAAGTGGTACGACACGGAGAGAGGTTGATGGCCCTTTACCCTGACCCCGATCGGCAACCGTTCGACTATCAGCGCCCGACCGAGGACAGCGTCGGGAAGATCACCGCCGTGCGTGGCGCCCTCAGGGACGCCTATGCGGTGCTCCTGGTCGCGGTCCCGGAGTGCGCCGAGCGCACCCTGGCGATCCGTAAGCTGGAGGAGTGCTCGATGTGGGCGAACAAGGCGATTGTGTTTACTCAGGATGGTGAGAGCTGATGCCCCGCCGCCCGACGACGGAACCGGAATCGGAAGACGAGCCCCTTTGTCCCGAGTGCGGCGAAGATGCCCGGGCTCCGAAGTGCCTCTGGGAACTGGGCCGGGACTACCCGCGTCATCCGGTGCGGAAAGCCTGGGTGGCGAAGCGAGCAGCGGTGTTGCCTCGGCAGGAGGAGAGGCCCTGATGCCCCGCCGCCCGCTGCCGGAACCGATCTTCCGAGAGTTCCGCTGGGACGGCTGGCCGCTCTGCCCCCGCTGCGGCGAAGACGAGCTGTACTCGGTGGTGCTGAAGGGGTGGAGGAACGGCCAACCGGTGCCGCCGCGGGCGCAGTGCTTCGCGGGTGCCTTCGAGTGCTACGCATGCGGATCGTTCTTTGAGGGGGTTGCCTGATGTCCCGCCGCCCACCGCCGGAAAGGAAGCCACGATGAAAGTCAAGTGGGTCGGACGCTGGGACCCCTGTTCCCGGCTGCTGCGCCTCGCCCGCCTGATGTGGACGCGCGGCACTGTGGGTGACGGGCGGGGGTACAGCGCGAAGCTGACCCTCGCCCTCCGGCCGGCGCTGTTCGCCGTGCGCCGGGAGTGGCAGAGCGTGGCGGTTACCCTCCTGGGAGTGCAGGTCCATTATCAGCGGGCCTACGGGGGATCTTCGGCTGATGGCCCGCCGCCCGCCCACCGGACCCCTGGGCTCGCCCTTGCGTCGCCTGCCGCCGGAACCGGAAGATGGGTCCACCCCCTGGCCCGCCTGCCCATTCTGCGGCGGCGCGGTCGAGCGCAGCGTGCTGGCGGCGTTCCTGACCTGTCAGGGCTGTCAGTGGGAGTTCCACCCGCCGCGACGGCCGGGACCGTGGCGGCCGGAAACGGTTGATGCAGCATGGCAGAACCCCGGGGGGCATCTCTTACTCTCTGGCACGGAGTCGGACGCGGAGTCCCCGCCCGCCCCCAGCCCCACCCCGCTCGAATATTGGTAGGAGAGCCTGATGGCCCGCCGCCTGCCGCCGGAATCGGAAGACGACGAGTTGCTGAGATTGGACCCGCAGGCGGTGGGCGCGATGATCGCCGGCTTTATTGTTGCCGGGATCGCTGAGGGAGAAAATACGATGAGCGACTTCAAGACTGAGCCCCCGGCTGAGCCGCCCGCGACCACGGATGCAACTGATGACGCGACGGCGCGGCGACCCGGTACTTCCTGGCGGCCCGGCGGCATACGTCCGCCGGCCGAGCCGGTCCGCCCTAGCCCGCCGACCGGGGTGGGCCCCATCGTCGAGGTGCGGAGCAAAAACGACCTTCGCGACATGAAGTCGGGGTATACTTACCAGTGGGTCGGCGGGTTCAAACTGCGCGAGCAGTTGGCGATGGAGGGGCTGAAGGGCGTCACCCTTGTGGACCCTTGGATTGAGCAGGCATATGAGTCCAACATCTATGCCCGTAACTTCACGGACCTCACCATCCTTAACGGTAACCTGCATCGGTCGAAGACGAAGAGTGGGCTTCTTACAGACGGCGACTGCCAGGGCCTCCGGGTCTACGGCACCCAGGCCGACGAGAACGAGGAGCATGGCTTCTACTACGGGGCGCACAAGAAGAACGGGACCCCGTTTATCTTCGAGGACTGCATTGGGCGGCGCAACCATAGGTGTGGCATCCAGATCAACCTTGAAGGTCGCAACTGGTGGGTCGTCGGCGGACATATTCTCCGCTGCACCTGGGATGGGAACGCCTCCGAGCAGGGCTCCCAGTGTAACCTCGGCGGGTGGGACCGCGGCCTCTTTAAGGACTGCACCGTCATCAACGGCCAGGACGACGGGGTGATCCTTTGCGCGGTGGACGGCAAGGCGTCGAAGACTTGCCGGGTCGAAAGCACCTTCTTCAAGAACAACCGGGACGCACCCCTGAAGACGGCCGACGGCTCGAAGGGCCACACGCTGAGCAAGTGTACCTTTGACGAAATGCCGACGATGGCGGGTATTCGCAGTGACAAGACCAACCTGTGTAACGGTAAGAAGTTCTAGGAAAGTAGTATGAAGCCCCGGCGCACGGATCGCCAGGCAGCCCAGGAACGAATGACGCTGGCCCTGGTAGAGGCGTTTCTCGCCTCGGGCCGGCCGGCGGTTTACGTCACTGCCGATGCTACTCCGTCCCGGCGCCTCGCCATGGTGATGAATAACCTCGCCGCGGCTTGGGACCTGCCGGCAAGGGCGTCCGCGGAGGGGCCCAGGGTCTTGCTGAGGCGGATAGGGGAGGGCGGCCAATGACCACGGTCTCGTTCACGGTCGATATGGACCGGCATACGACGATACGCCCCAAATCTTGCCCAGCGTCGTCTGACGGCGACCTGGATGCCCTACGACCTGATCCAGCGTGGGAGGGCGAGCTAGGGGAGTCGCCGCTGGTCAGGTTCTGGGACCCGGACCAGCCCCGCGATGCTAGCGGGCGGTGGACGAGGGGCGGGTCGACTGCTACGGCCATTAAGAAGCCGGCCATCCAGGCGGCCAGGACCGAGAAGGGCGTCCAGACCGTGCCGGACGAGGTCCTTGACGCCCAGCTCGATGCCCTCTACCCTGTGGCGGAGTCGGCTAAAGCGGAAGTTGACGCTGAGGCCCACCGCATTGCCGTTACCGTGAACATGGGGTCGCGGGTGGCCAAGGCACCGCTAAAGGGCAAGGTCCGGGCCAAGCAAAAGGCGGTCGACTGGTTTGACAGCGATGTGACGAAGCTCGACGACATTGCGCGGAATACAATTGTCGCGAACCCTGTCGTTCACGATAAAATAGTAGGGGAGCTTACGGCGAAGGGGGCGGCGGTCCGCCACTTCAAGGCAGAGGAGAACCCGATGGGCTACTCCGGGGTTAACCTCAAGCTCCCAACGTCGGCCGGCATGGTCGCAGAGGTTCAGCTCAATAGCCCGGCGATGATCTATGCCAAGGAGCCAGAGAAGACGGCCAGGGGTATCCTGGGGGACGCCCTTTACGATAAGCTCAGGGCGGCGTCGGGGGTCGAGGGCGGCAAAGGGCATGCGCTGTATGAGGAGTACCGGGCGCTGCCGGAGAAGCACCCACGAAGGGCTGAGATAGAGGCCGAGAGCCGGGCGTATTATGACCACATGCGGGGGTTCACACATGGGCGTATCGAGTAAGCGGTTCCAGGAGGGCGACGTCTATCTGCGCGAGGACTACTTCAAGGTATTCTTCCGTTACGATAGCGCGGCCGAGAAGTTCTACCGCAAGTTCATGGACAACCCCGGGGTCGAGAAAGAAGTCCACTATAGTAACGGTTTGCTCAACGAGGCGCTCCAGACCGGTGAGGAGGTCACGGCGGAGGAGTACCAGGCTGGGCGGCCGGGGGCGCCGCCGGGCAAGTCACCAAATACCGAGGGTGACCTGGATTTTAGTGTGGCCACCGGCACGGACCTCGACGTGTGGGTGGCCAGGTTCGCCTTCGAGGAGGGGCAGCACCCACGGGACGCCGGCGGCAGGTTCGCGCCGGCGGGTGGTGGAGCGGATGCCCTGTCCCATGAGTTGTTCAGCAATGGCGACTATATATTTCATCGCATAACGGATCAGAACGAATTGGACGGGGCCACTACAGACCTATTCGGCAGGCCACTTACGAACAAAGAGATTAGCAACTTGGTGGGGGCAATAGACGGGGCCACGCTGAGGGTGTATGCCGCTCATATGAGGGTCCCTATCGCGGGTGTCGCCTCGTCTATCACTGTCGAAGTGGAGCACCCGCTGTATCGGCAGCGCCGGGAGATTATCAAGGATAGGGACGGGAAGACCATCATCAGGAACAAGTCGTTCACCGCCGTCCCTAATGCTCCATATGGGATGGGTACACGAATTACAGCAAAACAAGTTCAAACAGCCAGGGCATTGGGGGTGGATCGTATTGAAACATGGGCGGCTGGTGGGCCGGCGGAGTCTGCCAACAATGGGTACTACACCTGGCCGCGGCTTGGGTATGAAATGCCGCTGATCGGCGGCACCCTAGACGCGGCATGGGCTGCCGGGTTCGAAGGCGCTAAGACAACGATTGACCTCATGCGGGCGCCAGGCGGAGCTAAATGGTGGGAAAAACACGGTACTGGTGGATTGGCGAAATTCGACCTGGACCCGGATAGTGCGTCTTCCCAGGTACTGGACAATTATCTCGAGGAACGGGGTGTGCGGCTAGGCGGATCAGCGGCGTTCAGGTCCGACATGGAAACGTGGCAAGAGGAAGCGGCGTTCGCCTTTGACGAAGCCGAGCACCCGCGGGACGCGGCTGGCAAGTTCGCCACAGCCGCCGGCGGCGGGGCAGATGCTTTATCGGCGGCCATGTTCGGCAGCCATAAACGGGAGTTCAAGGTCGAGGACGAGGAGGAGTTGCTCGCGGCTCAGGAGCACCTGTTCGGTAAGGCCATAACTAACGACGAGATCGCCGACCTGGTTGGCGCGGCGGATGGGGCCACCTTAGGGATAGAGGCCTACTACAATTACCATGCCTCCACTGAGTCACACATCACGGTGGAGGTAGACCACCCGTGGTATACTCAAAACCGGGTGATATGCAAGTCGCCTGCCGGGGAGCTGGTCATCTACAACAAGTCGTTCGAGGCCGAGAAGGACGCCCCGGCGGGCATGGGGACGCGGATCATAGCCAGGCAGGTTCAGGCAGCCCGGGCCATGGGCGTCAAGCGGCTCGAGACATGGGGCGCCGGTAGTTTCAATGGGAGCATGAATGGGTATTACACGTGGCCGCGGCTAGGATATGTGGCGGAGCTGGACTACACCCAGAGGGAGATGGCGCGGGAGGCCGGGCTTGGGGAGGTTGAGACCACGGCGGACGTCATGCGGGCGCCGGGCGGGCCGGCCTGGTGGAAGAGGAACGGGTCCGCTGGAGTGATGAAGTTTGACCTGGACCCGGACAGTGTGTCCTCCCAGGCGCTGGAATACTACCTCGAGGAAAAGGGGGTGAAATTGTCATGACGGAACCGAACAAGGACAAGGGGGTCGAGGAGCCGCCCAAGCTGACGCCGGCGGATGAGCGGGCGCTGGACAGGGCATGGGCCAAGGTCCGCGACAAGCCCAAGGCGCCGCCACCGCCTAAGGAGAAGTAACGTGTCGTACGACGGCGACCTGGACGACGCTGGTGTCGCGGCGCCGGCGCATATCGACATGTCGGGGTGGGCTATGTTCTCGTTCGACGAGAACGAGGCCCGTGACAAAGCGGGGAAGTGGACCAAGGCTGGCGGTGAGGGCGCCGGTGACGCCCTCTCGCAGCAGTTGTTCGGCAAGGGCGAGCGGGCGTTCAAGGCGCCCGGCGATAAGAGGCTGGCCACGGCCACGGAGGAGCTCTTCGGCAAAGCCGTGACCAAGGACCAGATCGCGGACCTGGCCGGCGCGACGAACGGGGCCATCGTGAAGATAACCTTGGGCCAGTCCGGTGTTGGCGGCGTGTGGAGGACCATCGTCAAGGTGGACGTGAAGCACGCGCTGTATACGCAGAAGCGCGAGATCGTCAAGGGCAAGGACGGCAAGCTCGTCGTCAAGAACAAGTCGTTCTACTCCACCGAAGAGGCGCCGCCGGGCATGGGAACGCGAATGATGGCGAAGCAGGTGGAGACCGCCAGAGAGTTAGGCGTCGCGCAGCTCGAGACGTGGGCCGACGGCAACAAGCACTCGCACAACAACGGGTACTACACGTGGCCGCGGCTGGGGTACGACATGCCATTGCCTGATTATTTCACGCTCATGGCGGAAAAGAACGGGTTCAAAAGTCCTAAAACGGTGACTGATCTTATGTGTCAACCAGGCGGGGCTGAATGGTGGAAGGAATGGGGCCGTGGCGGGGCCGCGACGTTCGACCTGGACCCCGACAGTGTGTCCTCACAGGTGCATGCCGCCTACCTCGAGGAGAAGGGGGTGAGGCTTGGCACTGCTTGACAAACCAGGCCTGGTGTGGACCAGCGTGGTCGACGACCATGACGCGGATCTTGATGGGTGGGCGGCCTTCGCCTTTGAGGCCGAGAAGCACCCGCGTGGCCCTGACGGCAAGTTTATATCGCGTGAGAATATCACCGAGCAGCTGATCGCCAAGGGCTCGGAGCTCGGCGCGTCTGGTGCGGCCAAGGTGGCGGCCGTCAATATGGCCGAGGCGGCCATCGCCGAGGGTACTGCAACGGCCATTGCCTGGAACCAGGCCGTGGCGCACCTGGAGAGCTTGACACCGGCGAAGGCCGACTTTGCCACCCCTGCTGACTATGCCGCCCATGCCGCACTCAAGGCTAAGGGTACGGCGGAGGCCATGGACCCATCCTGGGCCCTGACGGCGGGTGAGGCGGGCAAGAAGCAGTCCTTCGGCGCGGTGTTAGTTGATGATACCGGACGCTTCCTCCTTCGCGAGCCGTCCGGCCACTACGGCGGTTATGCGTGGACTTTCGCTAAAGGCGGGGGCCACGCTGGGGAGAACCCGGTCGACGTGGCCGTTCGTGAGGTAGAGGAAGAAACGGGCCATACTCCGGTCCTAATCGGCACGGTCCCGGGCAAGTTCGCCGGCGACACCACGCTGAATCGGTTCTTCCTCGCCAAGTCCGGCGGCCACGACCCGTCCAAGATGGACGAAGAGACGGCCAGCGTTAAGTGGGCGACCCCCGAGGAGGCCGCGGCCCTGATCGGCCAGACCACCTCCGCCAAAGGCAAGGCGCGGGACCTGGCACTCCTGGCGGCTGCGCAGGAGGCTCTGGCCACTCAGGGGCAGCCAAAGGCCCAGTCGGAACCCCCTGAGACCGTAGCAGGGCCCGTGGTGACCCCAGGCGGCGTCCAGCTGCACGTCGTCGGCGGCCCCAAGTGGGCGGCACGGGCCGCGGCAGGTTGGACGACCTCGGAGACCGGCACAACCGGAAAGCTGAACCTGGTAGCCCCCGATGGTGAAGTCGCCGGTCAGATATATCCGGACAATAAGGGCGGCTATAAGGCGGTGCAGGCCGGCGGGATGCACCTAGGCGGGTCCAAGAAGTCACAGGATGCGGCATTGGAGGCGGTGGCGGCGGCACATGTGTCCAGCGGCAAAAAGCCGGGTGCCCAGCTAGGCAATCAGAATGCCTACAAGGGTGGACCGACTGTGGCGGAGCCTGGTGGCAAGATCAGTATCGAAGAGGCCGCCGCCGAGCAGCAGGCCCTGACCGATGCCATGACGCCGGAGGACTGGGCTGAGATTATTGCGGAAGACCTGGGTGAGGATGAGGATGAAAAAGACCTGATATATCAGGTAGAATCGGTTCACAAAGAATTTGCGAAATGGGAGGTGAACCAGGCTGCTGGATGGACATTAAGCGGCTTCGGCACTATGGAGCTCAAAAACCCATCCGGGGCCGTTGTCGGCGTTATATCCAGCGCCAGCGGCAAATGGCTAATAGTGTCGGGGCCAGGCCAAGGGCCTAAGTCGTACCCAAGCTGGTCGGCCACCACTAACGCTATGATAGCGGCCTACAAGGCTGCCGGGCCCGTGGCAACCCAAGGGGGCGACCTGGGAGAGGGCCCGTATGGCACATGGCCGACGGCAGAGAACGTGCCAGTCGCAGAGTCCGTCGCCGAGGCCGGTCTTTCCGACCCTGAGGACGGGACCCACCTTCACCCGGACGCCAAGCCTTCTGCCGCGGTCGGGCCGGCCTCCAATCCGTACGGCTGGGTGTTCAAGAAGGGGTCGCAGTGGGCAGCCCTGGCGCCTGACGGGTCGTCGAAGAACTTCTCCAGTGCCAAGAAGGCCGGGGCCTATCTCGGGACCAAGGCGGGCGCGGACGCCGCGGCAGAGGTGTCGAGCGGGAAGGCGCCCGGGGGCCAACCCGGGAATCAGAATGCTTACAAAGGCGGTAGTGCCCAGCAGGAGAAGGATAGGTGGGCCGCCCGTAATGACGCCGGGTGGACGGCGGTCAAGCACCCCGGCAACTCCAATCGGCATGATGTTAAGGCCCCCGGTGGTGAGCTGGTCGGCCGTGCGGAGTACAACGACGATACCGGCTACTTCCAGGCCTATGACTCTAATGGCACACTCCTTGGGGACGACTATGCTACCAGGGCCACGGCTTTAAACGCAGTGGCGACGGTCTATAGTAACAAGAAGCCCGGGGCGCAACCAGGGAATCAGAACGCCTACAAGGGTGGGGCCGCGTGGCAGGAGAACGACAAGTGGAATGGCCTTGAGGCCACGGGGTGGGACTCGGTTCAGGACACGAGTAACACCCACCGGTATAATATCAAAGCCCCTGGCGGTCAGCCGGTCGGTCGTATAGAGTACCGCGACGCTGACGGCCACTACTCGGCCTATGACGTCAACAGCGTTTTCCTTGGCAACTACGACATTAGGGCGAGGGCCCAGAACGCCGTCGTGGCAGCCCACAACAGTAAGAATGCCCTTGAGGGAGCGCTGGGTGCCGCCGGCTGGACGAAGGGCGAGGGAATACTCGGCGGGTCGAAAGTGGTAGCCCCTAACGGCGAAGTCGCCGGCTCCGTGTGGCTGGACGGCAACGGGAATTGGGCGGCGGTCGACGCCGCCGGGAAGGAGATCGGCGGTCACAAGAAGTCGCAGGAGGCGGCTCTAAAGGCAGTGGCGGATGCGTCGGGGTATGCCGCGGCGCTGAAGAGCGGGAAGAAGCCAGGGGCTCAACCTGGCAATAAGAACGCGTACAAGGGGGGCCCGACCGCCCTCGAATCGGACAAGTGGTGGTCAGCGGTCAGCGCCGGTTGGTCCCTTGAGGGCGAGGGCACCATGACGGTCAAGGACCCGACCGGGGCTACCGTCGGGCTCGTGTCGAACGCCGATGGCCGCTGGAAGGGGTACTACACCGCCACGGCCGGGCCGATCCAGGACCTTGGGGTCCAGCCGCACTGGTCCACCGCTGCGAACGCCGTCAAGGCCGCCCACGAGGAGCAGGGCGGTACGATGGGGGTTGCCCACGGGGCCGAGGCCGACCCGGATGCCAAGGAGGCGGCGATCGCCCAGTGGGGCGTGCTGAAGGACCAGGGGTGGTCCCTCGAGGCGACCATCGGCGGCATTGTCGCCGGCATGGCCACTGTCACGGCCCCGAACGGCTCCGCCGCCGGCTACGTGAAGCCGTCCGCCAGCGTCGGGGCCTGGGACGCTGTCAACACGATGAACCAGCCGATCTCCACCCACACCAAGAAGGGGTGGGCGGTGTTGGCCGTCGTTAAGGACTGGCAGGAGAACAAGGCCGCCGCGGATCAACTGGCCGAAGAGGTGAGCATATCGCACCCGGCCCACCCGCCGCTGATGGCCCCGGTGCAGGCGACGGGGGCCATCGCCGACGCGTGGGCCGCCCATAGGGCCGCCCTGGTGGCCAAGGGCCTTCCGCCGGGCGAGCCGGGGCTGCCGGGGCTGCACAAGGCTGCGATTGACTCTGAGCTTGAGGCGGCGATCGGCCAGTCTGACATATCGGGCACCACTCCCACGACCCAGGGTGGGTCATGGGCTAACCCCGCGGAGTGGCAGCCTGGTGGGACGTGGTCGAACCACCTCGTGCCCAAGCTGGTGGCGCTCGGCGTCGATCCAAATACGGCCACCGAGTCTGTTACCAACTACCACAACCTCCACGGGGCAGGGACAGCCGCGGTCGGCGGCGACCCGGCCGTGGCGTGGGGCAAGCAGCTCGCCGCTGGGTGGTCGGCGCAGACTAATGGAATTGGCAGCAGTGCCGAGGTATACCCGCCCGGCGGCGGCATGTCCGTGGGTTACGCGGTCAAGCAGACGGATGGGACGTGGGCGGCTGTCGGCACCACCACTGGGGTTGGGGTGGACCTCGGTAACCATGCGACCAAGGAGGGGGCCCTGGCGGCGATCGTGACGGGCAAGAAGCCCGGGGCCCAGCCAGGTAACAAGAACGCCTACAAGGGCGAGTCCCTTGAGCGCGAGGGCAAGAAGTGGGCCAAGAACGAGGGTAAGGGGTTCTGGTTCGAGAACAGCCCGCTACCCGACGGCACGCCGTCCAAGTCGGTGAAGGACCCTGGCGAGGCGGACATTGGTCGGATCGTGTCTGGCGACGGTGACAACTGGCACGCCCTAGGGCCAGACGGTGCCGCCCTCGGCACGTACGACAGTCGGTTCGGCGCCCTCAACGCTGTTGTCCACGCGGCCGCCCAGCCCGCCAGCGGCAAGGCGCCCGGGGCCCAGCCCGGTAATAAGAATGCGTGGAAGGGCGGGCCGCACGACATACCTGGTATGTCGGATCATGAGCACGCGGCGATCGAGGTACTTAAGGGCGGGCCACTTGCCTATTCCGAGGTCCAGGCTGCCTGGCCATCGGATATGGACAAGACGTACGCGGCTCAGGCCCTTCACAGCCTCGAGGGCCGTGACCTGGCGGAGCAGAGCCAGGATGGGACATGGCACCTGACTACGATACCAACGCCGGCGGCCAGTGGCGACCTGGACCAGCCGGCGCCTGTTACGACGGCCGGCGGTTACGTAGCGGAGCCATCTGAATTTTATCCTGGCACGCATAACGTTAAGGACCCTGTTGGTCTCACTATCGGTTCCCTGACGATTGGCCCGTCCGGTTACAAGGCGATGACGGGCACGAAGAGCCTCGGCTACTACGACTCGATGGACAAGGCGTTGGCTGCGGTTGAGACGGCACATAAGGGGGCATCGACCACATATCAGCCCGGCACCTACAACGAGGAGGCGACCAAATGGCACGGGCTCACGGACAATGGGTGGGCGACCGAATTCGTAGACTCGAAGACTTTCAAGGTGTTGGCACCTGGCGGAGTCCACGCTGGGACCAGCCTTGAGGACGACGACGGGAATTTCGCCGCCCATGGGCCCAATGGGGAGTCGCTCGGCACCTTCCTGTACCATGTGGATGCCGTTAACGCCGTCGCAGAGGCCTACAGTGGGAAGAAGCCCGGGGCGCAGTTGGGCAACCAGAATGCCTACAAGGGGGGCCCGTCCGGAGACGAGCTGCACAAGTGGGTGCAGCAGCATGTAGCGGCTGGGTGGGACCATGCCTACTCCATGCTCAACGGCGAGGAGGTCGACAACGTCTACTCGCCGGCCGGCATCAAGGGCGGGTACATCAAGGAGGAGACGGTCGACGGTAATAACATCCACACGGCGACCGCCCCCGACGGCACGGCGTTGGGCTCCTTCGACAACCACTATGCCGCCATGAACGCCATCGTGCAGTACCACAAGGACGTGGGGTACGAGTCGCTATCTGACAAGGGCCCCATCGCCCTCGGCAGCGGTATGGAGGGTATGGTAGAGGAGGGGAGCGACGACATCCGGGTCATGCATGAGGACCATGGCCACGTCGGCTGGCTGTCACCGGGGGCGTCCGGCACATGGAAGGCGATCGGCAAAGATGGGATGTTGTTGGTAGCCGGCCTGGACAGGGAGGAGGCGGCCAAGGCGCTCCTGAACGACGCCGTCACTGGTGCAGGAACGGCAGAGGCCGACGCGGCGGAGGCGGCCGATGCGGCGGCTGATGCAGCGGCACCGCCGCACTACCAGGAGGCCAGCGAGGGCAATGGCCACATAGAGGCGGCCAAGTGGAAGGAGCGCGAGGACGCCGGGTGGACGACGGTTGTATCCGGCATGGGCTCCGAGGCTACCATCCAGGAACCGGGTGGGATGGTGGTCGGCTCGGCCGTCATGGACATCGAGGGTTACTGGACGGCCAAGGGCGCGGACGGCGGGACAATTGGTACCTACCTCTACCACACTGCCGCCCTCAATGCCGTGGCCCACGCCCACGATGGTGGGATAGGTAAGAAGCCTGGGGCTCAGCCTGGTAACCAGAACGCCGACGCCAAATGGGCTATCGCCACCGTCGACGGGTGGGGAACATCCGTCTTTGACGACGATGGCAATATGGAGGTTTATGCGCCAAATGGGGAAACGGTTGGGAAGATCCAGCTCAGCGATACGGTAGATGCTACTGTACTTGGCGAAGATGGCCTTAGCCACGATATTGGCCAGTTTGGCACTATCACGGATGCCAAGAATGCCATAGTCTCGTACCACAGCGGCAAGAAACCAGGCGCCCAGCCAGGGAACAAGAACGCATACAAGGGCGGGCCTGACCTGGAGGAACAGGCCAAGTGGGAGGCGCACGTCGACGAGGAGAATTGGCAGGAGTCGTACGGTGCCGGTGAGGAGCTACTACTCACCTCGCCGGAAGGTGATACCGCCGGGACCGTCCACGAGAACGAGGACACCGGCAACTTCGATGCTACCGCAGTCGACGGCGCGTATCTCGGCGAGTACATGACCTCGGCGGCCGCCAAGAACGCCGTCGCGCACTACCACGAACAGACCCAGAGTGGGCCAGGGCCAGCGATTCACCCCGATGCCATATGGGGCGGCCACGTCTCTGCCGGGTGGGGGTACCACGCCGAGGGCGACGAGATACATATAACTTCGCCCACCGGCATCACGGTCGGCGTCCTCAGTGAAGGCCCGCATGGCCTCATAATGGCGCAGGTGGTGAATGGTCCCGACCTTGGTGCGTTCGATAATAGCGCAGAGGCCAGAAACGCCATAGTCGCCCACCATAGTGGCAAGGCGCCCGGAGCCCAACCGGGGAACCAGAACGCATACAAGAACGGGCCAGCCGACGAGGAGGCCGTGAAGTGGCAAGCCGGACCCGGCGGATCCAGTTGGTACATTGACAGTGAGGGTTCGGTGTACACCGGCGCCAATATGTTTGCCGGGCGTGTTGAGGAAACCGCTGATGGTTGGAAGGCATACAAGGCTCATGGCGGAGAGGTAGGGACATATGCAACCAAGTTAGGGGCGTACAATGCGGTCGCGTGGTCCGCCGGATACCCCTACCCGGGGCAGTATGAGGAGTCATACACCGAGGCCACGGCCGGAGACGTGGGCGACCTGGACGTCGCCGCGCCATCGGTTGCTGCGCCGGCCGCCGCAGACCTGACGGCGGCGATTGCGGCGATCGGCCCCACTGGGCCGGTCAAGCCGGCCGCCCCGTTGCCGTCGCTCGGGACACTGCCGAAGCCCGCGACCACCACCGAGCTCAAGGCCAAGGTGATGGAGCTCGTCGACCAGGGTTACTCCTCGGCCGACGTCGCGACCGCTCTCGGGGTCAAGCAGACCTACGTCTCGGACCACGCCTCACGAACACGTGCCCAGCGTAAGAAGGACGTCGCCGCCCTCCAGGCCGGTGCGGCTGCGGCTCCGGCCGCTCCGGCCACTCCGGCCACTCCTGTCAAGCCCTACGTAGCGACTGGCCCCGTGCCCGCCGGCTTCCCGGCCGAGCCGCACAAGTTGGAGTTCGTCAAGGCCCTTGGCGGGTCGACCGGGGCCAAGCAGTATCGGGATGCCGAGGGCGGGCTGTGGGTGTTGAAGAAGGGTAAGTACGCGGACCACGTGAAGTCCGAGTCCGACGCCGATGCCGCCTACGCGGCCGCCGGCATCGACGTGCCGGAGCACCACCTCTACGACACCGCGGAGGGGCCGCTGAAGGTCGCCAGGTGGGTAGAGGGCGTGGAGCTCGGCAAGTGGGCGGCGAAGGCCACGCCGGCCCAGAAGGCCGAGCTGGTCGCCAGGCTGCAGCGCGGGTTCGCCATGGACGCGCTCATGGGCAACTGGGACGTCACCGGGGCGTCCGCCGACAATGTCAAGGTGGACGCCACGGGACGACCCTGGCGTATCGACAACGGCGGGTCAATGGACCACCGGGCGCAGGGGGAAAAGAAGGAGCCCGAGCAGTGGAACGAACACCCGACCGAGCTGTGGACGCTGGACGACCCTAGTAAGAAGACGGCGGAGTGGCTTGGTGCTCCCAGCCATGATACCAAGGTCGCCCAGATGAAGGACCTGTTGACCAGGCGGGCCTCTATTCTGGCGTCGATCCAGGACCCGGGGCGGCGCGGGGTCGTCGCCGGGCGGCTGGACTCCATGGCCAGAGTGGTCAAGGCGTCCGATGCGATGAAGGCCGACAATTTCTCGCAGAAGCACCGCGGGGAGTTCGCCCGCCACCAGGTCGGAATGGCGGCCCACGGGGCATTCGGGATGCTGCCGAAAAAGCTCGTGCCGCAAGGCGGGCCCAAGTCCGTCACCCTCATCAACCCGGAGAACGGCGTAGCGTTCGACGGCATGCGGGCGGCCGGATACACTCCCGTGAAGCACTACACAGTCAATCTGGTGGAGGGGTCGCACGGGCAGGGGCAGAAGTGGAAGGAACAGGTCCTGGTCAATGGGGCGGTTGTCGGCACCGTCGAGAAGGTGTCCAGCGGCGTGTACAAGGCCACTGACTCTAAAGGGGAGGTCACGAGGTTTACCACGGGTTCGGCGGCAACCACGGCTATAGCGGAACCATACAAGGGGGCGGCAGCCGTGGCTGCCGGCGGCTCCAAGTTCAAGTCAATGACCGATGGCGTATACGACTACATCAAGCAGCAGGGCGGCAACCCGGAGATCATCAAGCAATGGACGGAGTCGCAGGGCGGCGGGTCGCAGTCCGGCCACTCGCTGGCGGTCAAGTACTACCTGGCCACGCAGAACTCCTCGGACTTGCAAGGTGACTACTATTGGACCAGCGGTTTGGCCTCTTCCAAAGCGGAGTACGAGAAAAAGGTACAGAAGTACGGCGCAGACGTCTTCCGCAAAACGATTGAGGCGTACCACGCGGCGACATATGAATTGCTGTCGCGGGTCGATTTGCCTCACCTCGACCGGGCCGCCGGCACTATCGAGGTGATGAGGTCCGAGCGGAAGGCCGTCGACAACGCCATGCAGAAGGCCGGCATACCGCAGTTGCCTCCCAGCGGCCCCAACAAAGTGGTCAAGGACCTGAACATCCTGTCCGGGCCGCTGGAGTCCTTCTCGCTGATGAAGCGGGTATTTACCGGCGACAAGTACAACTGGCGGATGAAGGTGCCGCTGCACCGGATATTCGGAACCTACCTGACGGAGCGGGACCCGGGCCACGGTAACTCGCCGTTCCTCGGCGACACCGAGAACGAGATCATGGTCATGACCGACAAGAACATCAAGGCCGAGGCGACGCTGAACAAGAATTCGGCATGGTAGGAGGGGCGATGAACCTTGAGGTGTGGGGTGGGCGGAGGGGGTTCGACGACCACGGCATGGCCTGGCTGGAGCTCGACATAGCCGGGTGGCCCGCGCACCCCGACGGCACGTCGGCAGGGCGGGCACGAATTCCAATAGAGGACAGCGCGAGTAGGCCAGCCTTGCGCGCGGGGTATATATTCATGGGGGCGGAGGCGGAGGGGTTCCTCCCGGCGCTCCCGCTTCCACCGGACCCGGAGGCCGGGCGGTATGAGGTTCATCGCCTCGAGGGCTTCACAGACGACCCCGCCGTGCGGTGGTTGTTCAACGAGGCCGAGGAGGCGATAGAAGCCGGGCTGGACTACGAGCGCGAGCTGACGGCGGTCGACCTGGCTGAGGCGGTTAAGGCCCGGAAGGGGGTATTATGAGCGAAGTTGTGCGTAAAGGCCTGTTGTTCCGGGCTGGCCAGTACCCCGACAAGGGCTATTCGATGACCCCTGAGGAGCTTACCGCGGCTGCCGCGGCGTTCTCCGGGCCGCTCAAGCTCGACATGGAGCACACGCCGACCCCACTGGACGGGGCGCTGGGCGAACTCAGGTCGGTTGAGGTCCGCGATGGGGTGATGTACGGCGAGGTCGCCCTGCCGACGTGGCTTGACGGCGAGCTCGAGAAGTCCGGCAATGGACGCAAGGTCTCCTGCCTGTGGGACCGCGCAACCAAACAGCTGCGGGGCCTGTCGCTGGTCCGTACCGGTCGCCTCGAGGACGCCGCCCTGATGGCCGCATTCTCGGCGGCCCACCCCGTAGAGGAGCAACCTGCCCAGCGTAAGGGTTGGCTGGCTTCTCTGGTTGCCAAGTTCACCAGGGCCGCCGAGGAGACAGCTGACGAAGCCGCCGCTGAGGCCAAGGCCGCTGCTGAGGCGGCGTTCACCGCCGAGGTGGCCCGGATTAGGGCCGACGCCGAGGAGACCGTCAAGGAGCAGCGCCGGGTCGCCGCGGTTGAGCGAGCCGCCAGGGTCGAGTCCGAGTCGGCGGCGTTCGCCGACTGGGCTGTGACGTCCGAGCGGGCGATGCCGGCCGAGCGAGACCAGCTCAAGGCGCAGTTCGCGCAAGCCCTGTCCGACGACCTCGCGTCCCCCGCCAAGTTCACGATCGGCAACAAAGAGGGCGGGCGGGCCGACCTGCTTCGGTCACAGGTCGCGGCTCGCCTGCCCCATGGATTAGGCCGCGAATTGGTGGAAGCTCGGCCGGCAGCCGGTGTCACGATCCTCGCGGCAGAGTTCAGCGGCGAGGCCGGCCCGAGCGGCGGTAACGGCATGAGCGCCGAGCGGAAGCAGAAGCTGATGGAAATGACCTCGCTCGGGCGTTCTGCCCGCGGGTCCAATTAAAGCCAGATGATTGGCTGGAGGGCGACGAAGTGCCGACCGCACCGAGCGTGATATTCACCAATAACGGCCTCACCCCGTGGCAGAACCCGGAGGAGGCGCGGACCATCCAGGTCAAGTTCCCGAATGCCACCGGAGCTGTTGCCAAGGGCACGGTCATCGGGCAGCTGACGGGCGTCGGAACCAACTGGGGCGCGTACAATGACGGCGTGGCGACGGGGCTCGAAGTGGCCAGGGCCATCCTCCAGTACGACGTCTACGTGGACGCCAATGGGGTCCATACCATCACCGGCGCCGGGTCCACGCAAGGCGAGAAGGGTGAGAAGGCTGAGGGGTGCCCCGCCTTCGTCGCCGGCACCTTTGCGACGGCCGAGCTGGTGGGCCTGAACGCTGCTGGAGTAACGGACCTTGGCCGACTGATCCAGGGCACCCTGGCTGACGGCATACTGCGCATGGGCTGATAGGAAAGAGAGACAACAGTGCCCACATATGTATATCCGACCAGCCAGGAGTTGTCGGAGATCGCACAGGAGAAGGCGCCGCGCCTGATGCAGGACCGGCCCGTCTTCCAGATTCTGCCCATCCGTACCGTCGACGCCTTCCTGGTCTCCTGGGAGCAGAAAGACAACTACACCGGGCTACAGCAGTTGCGCGGCATCAACGGCGAGCCAGCCCGTGTCAAGCACGTCGGCGGCAAGCGATTCGATGTGCAGCCAGGCATCTACGGCGAGTTCAAGAACATCGACGAGCTGATGCTGATGCAGCGCCGCCAGTGGGGTACCTTCGGGACCCCGATCGACATCTCGGACCTCGTCATGGAGGCACAGGACCACCTGCTCGAGAGGCGGCTCGACCGGATCGAGCTGATCGGGTGGACCCTACTGTCGACCGGGACATTCTCGGTCGCGATGCCCGGGGTCACTGCGTCGCAGGGCGGCATTGCCCATACCGACACTTATCCCCTCCAGACGTATGGGGCGGGCGTGGCGTGGGCGACGGTAGCGACAGCGACGCCGCTTCTGGACTTCAGGGCGGTCAAGCTGCTGGGGCGGGGCAAGGGCGTGTCGTTCGGCACCGGGGCGCGGGCGCTGATGAATCAGACGACCGCCAACAACATGCTGAACAACACGAACCCCAACGACCTGTTTGGTCGGCGCCACACGGGGCTTCAGACGCTGAACAACATGGGTGACATCAATCGCCTGCTGGCCGGCGACGACCTGCCTCAGCTTGAGATCTATGACGAGGGCTACCTGGACGATGCCGGTACCTTCCAGCTGTACATCCCGAACAACAAGGTCATCTTGATCGGCAAGCGATCGGCCGGGCAACAGATCGGCGAGTACCAGATGGTGCGGAACGTCAACAACGCGAACCTGGAGCCTGGCGTGTACATGAAGGTCATCGACCGTGGCGACACTGAGGTACCACGCAGCATCGAGGTCCACGACGGGCACAACGGCGGGCCGGCGCTCCATTACCCCGGTTCCGTGGTTGTCATGACGGTCTAGGGAGAGAGACATGCCCAGCGAATCGAAGTTCGGCACCGGGCCGGAGCCCGGCGAAGGGTTAGCGGCGATGCCGGAGGCCAGTGCCCCGGCGACCGGTGCGATAGCAGGCCCGGCCCGGCGCCGCGGTGGCCGGAGGGTGGGCGAGGACGAGTCGGACAGGCCGACCGGGCGCGGCGGCGAGGCGCCCAGCGACGACACTGTCCTGTGCGTCACAGTAACGAGCCTGATGGGCATGTGGGGCCGCGACGAGCTGGTGACGGCCGGCGAACTGGCCGACAACGGGGCCGACGTCGCGCACGTGCTGAAGTCCGGCTCGGCCAGGAAGGCCACCGCCGAGGAGGCGGAGGAATACGTCCGGTTCGAGGGCGCCGCCGAGGCGGCCGAGGCGAAGAAGGTAGAGGCCGTGGAAGCGAAGAAGGTGGAGGCTGCCGAGCCGCCAAGGCCGACCCAGGCGCCGGCGCTGGGGCCCCTGAGGCGCTGAGATGCCCGTCTCGGAACCGGGTTACAAGGAGTTGATTCTGTCGAGCCTCGGCCAGGGTCCCACGGACCCCCTGGCCGGGGCCCTTGACGTGATATGGGAAGACAACGCGGATAAGGCGTCCGGGGCGTACCTCAGGCTGCAGTACTTGTGCTCGCGGCGTGATGCCGTGGCCTGGATGCGGGACAACCGGTTTCAGTACCACCAGGTGTCGGAGCAGGGCGTCAGTGAGGCCCTCAACCAGGTATTCCAGAACCTGGATGCGATCTACAAGTCCACGGTCGAGGCGATAACGCTGGAGGAGAAGAAGAGGGCGGCCAGCCGGGGTGGGGCATATGCCACCATCGAGAGGGTGCAACCGGTTGCACCGCCGAGTGTTGGGCCCGATCCGTCGGACCGGGCGTACAGGGGGGACCCGTTGCGCCGCACGGCATGGGATAGGCGCTGAGCCGTGCGGCGGGCGGGGCTGGAGGAAACCATGGCCGAGCTGAGCGCCAAGAAACGGGACAGGCTGAAGACAGGTTCCTTCGCGCTGCCGAGGGAGCGGGCGTACCCAATCCACGACATCTCCCACGCAAGGAATGCCCTCGCCAGGGCGGCGCAGCACGCGTCGCCGGTGGAACAGGCGAAGATCAGGGCGGCGGTGTGCAAGAAGTACCCGTCGCTTAAGAAGTGAGCCATGCCGGCGCCGCTCACGTGGAGGCAGGACTACCTCTACCAGCATACCTTCGACATCTGGAAGGTGGTGGTATACGGCGGCGAGCACCCCGACGACAATGAGTACGAGCTGGTCGAGGAGGGCGTGCGTGGGCTGCTAGTGACGAAATCGTCCATCGACTCGGTCTCGGACCTGGCGTTGATGGAGGGCGACGACATGCTCACCGTCGACACGCTTAATATGGCAGAGGCCCAGCCGATAGCGTCGAGCTGGATTGCGCTAAACCGGTCGAAACTGTCGGACGGGTCTAACCACCCGCAGTACGGCATCGGGTGGGTGGTCCGTGGGGCGCCGCTGAGGGTGACGGGAACGGCGACCAGGCCGACCGGACACTCGACGGTCTATGCCGCGAGGATGCCTAAGCTCCCGCGGCAGATACAGGCGGCGGTCTGATGCCGGCGCCTGGCGGGCAGACCAATGCTCTGCTGGACGAGCTCCAGAGTGGGCTGTGGGCGCTGTGGCCCGAACTACAAGCCACGCCCAGCGTCGGGCAGGTGCGAGGCGTGTGGATCGGCGAGCATGTCGAGAATGTGCCTTTCGACCTGATCGACGCGCCGTACGCGGTGATAGCGGTACCGGACTGGTCGGTGGGCGACTGGTCGCCGGACGTGTTCTCGTGGGAGCAGCCCGTCCACATCTACTACGTGGGGCGGACGGAGGAGGACCCGGGCGCCGAGACACCGGGCCAGGACGGCAGTGGGATCAGGGACAAGCTGGAGCAGTTGGCGCACTGGCTCGAGCCGGGCAACCAGCCTGACCCGCTGGTGTACGGGCAGGTGATGGACGTAATGGGGATATCGACGAGCCGCGGGCTGCCGTTCAACCAGATACTGCGGAGCAAGAAGTTGCCGCTGATGGCTGGTAGGTTGATGACGAAGATTCTGATGGAGCACTGAGGGTACCATGGACCCGGCAGAGGCGGCACGAAGGTTCGAGAAGGGCGCGGATCGGCTTGGGCCCGAACTCGTGCGGGCGACCGAGGCGGCGATCCGGCACACGCTGGATATGGCCCGTATGGTATCATCCGGGCCCCACAGTACAGCCGCCCTGCGCCGGGCCGGTCACCCGTACGCCAGGAGGGGCGGACCACGAGTGCAGGCAGGGTCCCCCGGCTACCCGTCCGGTATCATCAACGTCCAATCTGGCGACTTCCTGGCCGGCTGGCGACGCGGGGGGCCATTCGCGACCTCGGACGGCGTGACGGGGCACGTGTTCCAGTCCGACTGGAAGGGGCCGCTGCTGCAGGGCGGGACGACAACGATGATCGCCAGGCCGGCCGCCGAGGAGGCCGCTGAGGAAGCGCAGGACATGTGGGAGGACGGGGTCACCGCCGCGGTCACCTCCATCCTCGAGTGGATGGCTGAGGAGGGACCATGAGCAAGGACGACGAGGCCAAGGCGACCCCGGCCCTGAAGGCGGGGAGGAAGGTGCGCGAGCGGCGCGCCGGCGAGGTGGGCTTCTCCGGCCGTCCGGAGTCCCGGGTCCGCGAGCTGGCCGAGGGCGAGGCGGTGCCGGAGGGCGCCGAAACGACCAACGAAGCGCCGCACGACTGGCGCCCGGAGGGGAAGGCGACCCATGCCTGAGGCCATCACAAAGAAGCTCATCCAGCGTAACGTGGTCGGCACGGTGACGCCGCTGACCGAGTCAGGTGGCACCCTGACGGAGGGAACCGCCTTCGCCATGCTGGGGCGCATGGGGCGCCTCTCGTTCAACCTCCGCAACACGCTGGAGGAGATCAGCGGCGGCGACTCGTTGCACGAGAACCACGTCAAGATCAAGCGCGGGTGGCGTCTGTCCCTCGAGGCCATCAAGCACATGGCCGGCACCGAGCTCGAGGACATCGCCATGTCCACCGACTACGCGAAGGTAACCATTGTTACACCGCGTAGCGCCGGCACCGTAACCCGAGTCTGGTACGGTATCATCGAAGAGCACAACTGGGACGCGGAGCCCGGCAAGAACATGGACCGGCTCAGCATCGTCCCCGTGGACATCGGGGCGACGGCGAACCCCTACTTCGGCGTATGACACTAACCAAAGCTGTAAAACCGATAGAGGACAAGTCCAACGGGGGCGCCGGAGCCGGCGCCCCCGTGTCGGCGTCTGCCCCCACCGTGGTGACAGACATCGAGTACAACCCCTGGGACGAGCCGCGCCCAGAGCCGCCCCGCGAGCGCAAGCTCATCGCCCTGCCCGGTGGACGGGCGATGTGGGTGGAGCTGGAGGGCCTGGCCCCGATACCCGCGGCCGGCGTCATGGGTGAGGCCCAGAAGCTGATCGAGAAGTTTTGCCCTGGGGACGACTCGGATGCAACGCCTGAGCCGTTCTACGGGCCGGATGGCAGTGCGATCGAGTTGAACCCGCTCATCGTCAAGGACGCCGTGTTCCTGCAGTACATGGACACCGGCACGCGGAAGTCCTTCATCTGGTGGATCGGGCTCGCCGACCGGTGCTACGACGCGTTCACCGAGATCAGCACGATGGCGGGGCGGTTGAACCGGAGGGCGTCGCAACAGGGAAACTAGCCGAGGGCGCGGAGCCCGCCGACGAGGACCTGTGGTACTCGGCGGTTCGGCTCGGCGCCAGGTACCACCAGGACCACCCTGAGCTTGTGTCCAGGCGGGACTGGTGCGACAGGGCGCAGGTGGCGCTGCTGACGGCGATCGCCGAGGCGGTCGGAGCGGCCGTGCCGGATTGGACGAGGGCTGCGCCGCCTCCGCTTCGGCGGGACTGGCTGAACGACTACCTCCAGGTGTGGGCGAGGGACAGGGCGGACAAGGAGGAGGAGGCCAGGAACCTCCTCGACGGGTTGGACAAAGGGAGCGGGTAGCGATGGCTGTTTCGATGGTCATAAACCTGTCGGCGACGGGCGTGGCCCCGATCAGGGCCGACTTCAGGTCCGTGGCCTCGTCCCTCCGCGCCATCGCGGACGCCCAGGCCCGGGTTATCGCCGGCGCCAGCGCCATCGCCAGGGCCATGCCCCGGTTCACGGAGTCCGACACCAAGCGGCTTGAGCGGGCGGCGGACGCCTACGAGCGGATCGCTTCAGCCTCCGGCGCTGTCAGTTCGCCGGCCGGCGCCGCTTCTTCCCGGCCTACCCCGGCCGCAGCCGCGGCGTCCAGGGCGGCGGCCGCCACACCGGCTGCTGCCCCGGCCGCCGCTCCGAAGGCGGCCG